GCGGAGCCACCGAGAACGAAGCGAAGGTCGCACTGGCCAAAGCTCAGGAACTCATGACCCGCCATAACATCGACTCCGCACTGCTCCGCATGGAACGCGGCGAGACCGGCGGCGCAGGCTTCACCGTCAACAAGGGCAAGGTCGATCTGCCGAAGACCCTCAACCCTGCCGACCTGATGATCCTCTCGCTGCTCCAGTCGCATTTCAACGTGAAGACCATCCTGATGCCGAGCGGCAAGGGAACGCCGGTGGACATCATCGGTGCCGCCGCCGACATCGACTTTGCCATCTACGCCTTCAACTACCTGCGGCAAACCTTCTTCCGCTGTTGGAACGAGTTCAAGCGGACGCGGCCCAATCCCGACAAGGCATCCTACTATCGGGGTCTCCGTGATGGCCTGAACGCCGAACTCAAGGCGGCGAAGGATCGCGCCGAACAATCCTACGGCACCGACCAGCGCCAGGCATACGGACTGGTGGTCGTGGACCAGACAGCGGCCATCACCCGCTTCGTTGAGGAAAACTACGGCAAGCTCCGCAACCGCAACACCCGCGCCCGCCGCGTGGATTCCAGCAGCTACTACGCCGGGGAAACCAAGGGCCGCACCATCCAGATCAACCGCCCGCTGCCTCAGTAAAACACTCTCCCCCAAACCAAACACCAACCAACTGAAATCATGGACAAACTATACTGGATCGCCTGCGACGACAAAGACACCACGCTCTTTGAAGGTCGCTATCAAGGCCGCACCCGTGGCGGCGCACTCAAGTTCCTCAAGGACACCCTCGGCCGCAAGAGCCTCAACGGACTGGTCTTCACCATCACCGAAATCCCCGTGCCGCTCATTCGTGAGATCGTCGCGGAAATCCTCGGTGGCAATCTGCCGGCCACCGTACCGACACCGGCACCCGCGCCAGCTCCACAGGTCGAACATCCCGCCACGCCCGCCGACGCGGCAGAGGCGAAGGTGACGCCATCCAAGGCAGGTCAGCCGACCAAGGCCAAACCCACCGCCGCGAAAACCGGCAACCCCGGCCTTGGTGACGACCTCTGGACTCAGGCCCGCGCCTTCTGGCAGGAGTGCGGCAGCGTTGCCAAGACCGCCGAGAAATTCGGACTGTCGCCCAACTCGATCAAAACCCGCGCCCGCCGCGAGGGATGGCGCAAATGAAGGTCGAAGTCACCAGATACCGGAAGCGCGACGGCTGGCCCACCCGCCATTGGGCGGTGTTCGTGAATGGTGACCTGCTCGCCGTCACGCTCTACCGCAAGGGGGCGCTGGCCGTCGCAGCGGCTCTCACCGGCACGAATGACGCTCGCCCTGTCCTGACCCGCGACGGGCAGGGTGAGCCGTCACCGGGAACGGTGCCGCGATCCGAGGCATAGCGCGGAAAACCCGACGATTCGTTGACACGGCCCGATTGGTGTCATGTTCAACCAATCGACTCCCAAAACCGCCGCGTTCCGCTCACTCGTTCAGAAGCTCGGCACGCTCCACGCTGAAATCTCCACCCTCGACACTGCAATCCACGAGCGAGACGCCATCCGCGCCCGCATCGGCGATTGCCAGGATGAGTTAGAAGCCCGTAAGCACATGGGCGACCTGACCCGCGCCGAGGAAACCGTCATCATCAAGCAGGCCCGTCTGCCACGCCAGCAGGCCGAGCTTGCCACGCTGATCGACGAGACTCTGGAGGGATTCAACGCCGCCAATGAGGAATGGCGCAAAATTATCGAAGCCACGCCCAAGCAAGCGGCTCAGGCATTCCTTCATCTCCTGCATGCCGCGCAACTCGACCCGGAAGTCCGTAAGGTCGAACTGGCAAACCCGGTCGTGGTCGATGCCATCCGTCCGCTGGCACTCGCCAGCAAGCAGGATGACCTACGCAACGAAGCATGGCGGGCCGCCAATCTCACGTCGGATGCACCAAGCCAACGCGTCGCTGGATTGCAGAGTGCGCTCAATTGGCTCGAAAAAGTTCAAGCCGCCCATGCCGAGGTCGTGGCCGAGGACAAGCGCATGGTCGCCGCCTGCGAAGCATTCCGCAAGGTGCTCGCCAAGGGATAACCCGAACGCTCGCCCACGCCATGAACCTGCCCAACGACATCCGCATCGAGACGTTCCGCCAAACGGTGGAGCGTCTCTCCTTGATTCCCGGCGCACTGCAAACGCTGGCCATCACGCTTCACCGCGCCAATGAGCTTCCCGACCTGCTCAAGCAGTGTTCCTGCCGACTCGATGCGGCACGGCTCAGGGAAGAGCAAACCGCCATCGGCTATCCCATGACGCTCCGCATCCGGCAGGCCCAAATGGAAAGCGAGCTTCGGCAGGGTCTTGTTGATGTCAGGGAGCAACTGCAGGCGGCCATCGCTGCCGCGACCGAGTATGTCGGCATCGCTGCCGGTGGACCAGACGCGGCGAAGACCTACCCGTTCGCCCGGCGGCACCTGGAGATACTGGCACGGCATCGCGTCATGCCATTCTCCACCGAGAGCGTGACGGCTCGTCTCGCCTTCCTCGAATCGGCGTGGCAGGCGATTGATGCCGCCATCGCCTCTCTGTGCGAAATCAGATTTGATGCACAGCGGCGCGCATGATTTGCGGACAGAATATTCTTGCCGACTCATGCTCCGTGCCATGGGATGTCTTCGTCCACTTCGGTGGGCAGGGACTTCAAAACCCTGGTGAGAGCGGTCGGCATCGACCGCAACGATGCTGCCAAACCGACCAAATGGCCGGGGAGGCAGCGGCGCATGTCCAGGCCGCTACCTCCGGGGAAACGGCTAAAGGCCGTTGCGGCTGACTCTTGCCAGCTTTTGAACTCCCCGTCCACCAGGAAGGACATGATCCGCCTTCCCATGAAATCATCATTACGAATCATCCCGGTCCTGCTCGCCGCCGCCACTCTGGCGCATTCTCAGGACGATCTCAGTTCGGTTTCGAGTGAGTTTGAAACAGCAACCCCTGCGGAGCCGACCACCGCCCGCATCCTCGGTGAAATCCCGGACGGCACGCCGCCGCCTCCCTCACCGCCGAAACCCGAGTATGTCATTCCCGCCAGCGACGTTCTCTCCACTGCGACCCACCAACAGGGCGGGCGCACGATCACCATCCGCGAAATCAAACCCATCGCGTTGCCTCCGCCGCCCCCACCTGCGGAAATCGCCATCGGCGAACCGGACGCCGAATTCAGTGCGCGCCTCGCAGAATATCGCGAGACCCATCCCAAGAACGAACTGCTGTTCCTCGGTGCCACCGTTTTCCGCTCCAAGGACAGTCCCCCGCGCACGCTGGTCCGCTGGTGGCCGATGGGCGGAAACGGGACCATCACCTTCTGGTCTTCCGCCGACTTCGCCCTGATCGCCGGTGGCATCAATTCCTTCGCCGACACCGCCGGTGACTCCCATCACATGTTGATGGGTTGGGGAAACGTGGACATCGACCGCATGGCCGAACTCTACGCTGCCAAAGGCCGGGAATACGATGCGCCGGACCTCCCCGAGTTCCCTGAAGGCAAGGCCGCCTTTGAAATAGCCGGTGAACGTCAGCCCACTGTTGAAGAAATGGCTGTCATCCAGTCGCTTCATGACCTCTACAACAGCGAACTGGAACGGCTGAGAACCGCCTACGAGGGTCGCGAACGCGCCCGCATCGAGCGCGAGGAATATCTGAAGGCAAATCCTCCGCAGCCCAAGGACATCACCCTCAACTTCTGGCGCACGGAAAAACCCGCCGCCAACGGGAAAGGAGAGTCAAAGTGAAGCGCTCTCTTCTTGCCCTTTCATCTTGGCTGCTGGCACCCGCCGCCTTCGCCATTCTGGACACGAACAGCAATGGCGTCAGTGATTTCTGGGAGAGGGAATTCAACAACGGCAACCTGTTCGATTCATCATTCGATCCGCAAGCTGACCCGGATGCAGATGGCTGGACCAACGCCCAAGAAGCGGAGGCGGGCACCAATCCCTTCGATCCCAATCCTCCCGATGGCATGATCCGTCCCGTCACCGGCCACATCCCTGCGGTGTGGAGCGAACCGGACGAATTCAACGAAATCTATCTCGACAGCCCGGAAACCGTCACCGTCACCTGGCCGACCCTCGCCGGAAAGCAATACACGCTGTTTTTCTCACCGGATTTAACGCAAGGAAGCTGGCTTCCGGTCGGCAGCCCCTTTATCGCATATGGTGGCGAATCCACTTATTATTTCGACGTCAATGACTCCGACAAACGCTTCTGGCGTGTCTCTGTCTCTGACGTCGATTCGGACTATGACGGCCTCGCGAATCACGAGGAATTCCTCGCTGGCACCAACCCCTATGCTGCGGATAGCGATGGCGACACCATTTCCGACTGGCAGGAATTCATGGCTGGCACCAATCCCCTGAATCAGGACACCGACGGTGACGGCATCCCCGACCCCCTCGACAGCGACCCTCTGGTCAGCGCGCTTGCCTTCGCTGATGCCGATGGCGACGGCATTCCTGACGCAGAAGATGCAGCTCCTAACGATCCTCGCGGCCCGGCACCGCACATCGCGACGGAAAACGCTTCCGGCAATCCCCTCAGCAACCTGATCAAGGACGAAACCGTGAAATTCGTCCTCACGGTCAGCAACCCCGCAGGCCCCGCTCCCACGGCATCCAATCTCGCCTTCTTCCTCAACGGCACCGAGGAAACCGCCACGATCACCGCCATCGGTAGTCCTATCGGATCCAGCCAACGTTTCCTTCTCACATGGGCGGCCAAAACGACGGCGAACTATCCTACGCTCACCATTCAAAATCTCACTCTCCGCTTCCGGGATTCGGAACAGGCGACTTCATGGCTCAACCTCGCCCGCATCGACGTGGCGGAGTGGGAAGGGAAAATCATCACTCTGCCGTTTGTATCATCGGAAGACTCATGGGGATACCATGTGATGACGCACATCAACGGGATGAAAGTGAATCAGCATTTCGTCGCGAAGAACAGCGGAACAAACATGGTCTATCGCGGGCCGAAGACCATGAAGGTCATGAATTCGAATGGCGGCGTTTCAGACCTGCTATTGCCGGAACTTGCCATTCCTTACCTGAAAATTTCAGGGTCTCCGGGAAGCCCTCCCAACGTGGTTGAGCAACAGGACTATGCGGCTCTTGCCACCGGCATGGATGTGGATTTTGTCTTTAACAATGGCAGCGCCAAATCGCTCCAGTTCGAACTGAGCCAAGCTGGAATCAACGCGACCTTGTCTCCCGGTCAGTCCCACTTCGACAGCGTAAGCCTCGTCGATGCGGTGCTCCCTCTCAACACACATGCAATCATTCGTTACTTGGACGGCACTGAATGGAAGCCATTCTTCTCTTCCAACTGGCCGGTGGCTTCGCTAGCGGGTGCGAATAGCCGCATCCTGAGATCCGTTAATGTCCTCACGACTGCAGCAGGCCAGTTGAAGCTTCATGGAGTTACCAACTTCATGGGCAGGGACGCGAAAATCACCCCGCACGCCTCAGGCACCGTGGAATACCCCGGGCTTCCTCAGGAAAGCGTGACGAGCGAATACGATCAAAAGTACATGGCGATGGGCTCGGAGGAATGGCGGAAAATCGTCATCAAGATTTACCCACCGCAGCAGCATTTCACGTATTCCAAAGGATACCGCTTGAACATCGGCACCGGCACAACTGGCAACGCGGCACCACAAACCGGATGGTTGGCGCAGACGCAGAGCGGCGGCACATTCACCCCACTCACAATTCCGACAGACGGCAAAATCGAAATCCTGGCAACGGATACAGATCTCTATCCACAGCTCACTTCGCCCGAAGGTCTGGTGCTCTTTATCGAGCGAGACGCAACCGTGGATCAGGCCCACATTCTCAGTCTGGATGTCCTCCCGATTGTCGAAACAAATAACCCGGTCCGACTTGGGGCGTTGAACATCCTGCCGGTGGAGCTGGTTTCCGACTTAAACAATGACGGGCAGATCACCGCTTCTGACAATCCACCCCGAGTGGCCGCTTTTGCGAGCGATGCGTCGGAGGCAATTAGGGACGAAGGCACAGAATTTATCTTCCACAACGATCAACTTTCCAACGGCATTTGGGACCAGGAGGATTCCGATCCCGCCAAACCTGCCAACGAGAAAGACGATGACGATGCAGAGAAAATCATCATCAAACCCCGCATCACAGAGGGAGAAGTTTGGCTCGATCATCCGGCCATCGGAGGACTTTCCTTCTACAAGACTCGCGAGTGCAACGCGGCAGACAAGGTGAACCTCTCGCCGACCAGTAGATTCAAGGTTTCTTCCTCAAATCCATTTCCCGACGAACTCTTCATGCGAGTGGATGGAACCCTAGCCTATCCAGAGGCCAACCCGCAGTTCGAAGGCGACTTGGTTCTAAAAATCAAAGTCGGTTTCCCTGGCCAAGAAATCGAAGCCGCGAAGATGAAGCTCACTGTGGTGAAGGATTTTGGGGCGGGGAAATATTTTCAAGCAGCTAATGATTATGTCATGGAAAACAACACAGAACTGTTTGTCCATGAAAGAGAATATGATTCCGTATTTTTCCGTCTTTGCCTGATGCGTGAAGAAGGAACCTACGTTTTGCCATTTGAACTTTACGAGCCTGCCCGCGACAATTGGATTCAGGCAGGGATGGTTGGAAATTTCTCAGCATATACCTACCGAGAAGCCGCAGGAATTTCTGAGGTAATGGACCATGACCCGAATATGACAGTGGTAATCAACGGTAACCAGTGTGGTTTTACATCTGGACTTTCATCAGCCGAAGCGGCTGCGATGTCTCTGCTGGGCGACCCGCAAATCACGGACAGATGTCAAGGGCGCTTGAAAGAATTGAATGCCACCCAAAGCCCAGTTTCCAATGACCATTTTGACGAGAATACAAATATTCCGGGAACGCAGATGAAAGGAAGCGCATTGGCGGGACCGGACCCGCTGCCAGGGACAACGCCTCCGCAAGCTGGTGGGAAATATGTTGCACAGTATCCAAACGGCCAAATCAGCGTTGGTCCTAATTTCGCTCCAGACTTCAGTCCGCCCCCTGACCCTTCATATATGCTGACTCAAATGGGTGGTCTATCCAGCAGTTACACAAGTCCTGATCGCAGCAATTACAATAATTCGCTCGTAGGAAACGCTCCAATTGGAAGCTCAGGAAAATTGATGGTTTTTGTTATTATGGGAAAGAATGGAGATGTGGGAAAGGGCAAAACAGTTGACCTATACCACTCTGCGGTTGGTTCAGGAGTTCCTCTGATTCCTGGAGCGACAACACCATCAGGCTCATTGCCGCCTATTACGATGGTGTTCCTCGACAGCGGCGTTACTTCATGCGCCTTGGCTTATAAAAAGCCAAATGGGACTCTAAGCCTTCTCTACAAGGGTTCCAAACACAACGGTATGCCTTACTACACTAATACATTCCTTATGTTTCAATCCTCTAAGCCGAGACCATAACATTAGTCAATGAAATCGAAAGCGCTCACGATCTTGTGCCTTTTCAACTCGCTAATTTGTCTTTCATGCGAAAGGGAAAAGGCAAAACCCATTGCTGAACCTTCTGGATCTGCCAAACCATTGCCAGAGCAAACCTCTGTGTCGAATACTGCTTCGCTGTCACTTGAAGTCAAAAGCGGAAGAGGATTCCCGTCGTCTCTTGAAGTTGCATTCGCCGAAATGCGGGCTGGCGCACCCAGGATCCCCACTATGCTGAAGTCATGGGGTGATCTTTGGATCGGGCCTTTCGCCGAGCCATTAACGGACAGCGAGGCAATGCAGACCGCTAAGCTCAGTGAAGGGATACAGATGACAAAAGCACAGGTGCCGGAGACGCTTATGGGGTACCTCCAAAGTGGCCAAACTTTGGAGGGTTTTGACCGTGGATCTCTTGCGGGAGTATATGGGCTGTATGTGGGATGGCTAAACGATCCTGAAACAAGCGGCCAAGCCTACATTCTGCTTCGGAGACGCTGCAATGAATTACCTCAAACACGAGGTGATGCCATTCTGGCAGTCATAAGTCAGGAATCCATCGATGTTATTGAGCCTCCGCATGAATTAGATGAGGAGGGGAAAGCTGGTTGGAAGGAGATTGCTCGTGGGAGGAATCCGATATATCGACAAATAGGGCTTAGGCTTTTTCCTCGATTAACGAGTGATTTCGCCCTGCTAACAGAATTTCTCACAAACTATGCGGGAGAATCGGAACCGGTGATCAAGGAACAGGTGTTGGAGCAGATCCTTGCGTTGCCACCTGAAACCAGGAATTCGACCCTCAAACAGTTCGAACAAGCTCAAAGGGCAAATGGCGATTCTGTCTTCAACGAAAAAATCCGGCAAGCCGTTGATTCTATGCGCAAGTAAATAGCGATGAGTAATTTCGCGCCCTTGAATCCGTCCTACGTGAATTCAACTATGGTCACGCAGTTCCTAAGAATCATACTCCTTTTCGGCTCCTTTCTGGTAGAACTACCTATTGGCTATGCGATTTGGACTGTGACCTCATTTCTGAACGCCGAACGAATTCATGACAAGCTCATGGCAATTGGTGATGCTAGGGAAATAAGCATGGGTGAACGCTTATGGATTTGGGCGGGATGGTTGCCTTTGTGTTTGTGGATCTTGAGCTTTACTTGGTTTCAGGTTCGAATAGTCGTCGATATTGGGAAGGCAGTCAGAAATAGATAGCCGATCAGTTGCCGGACTCCCCGCCTAAATCTGTTCCCTCGCACCCCGGAATCTGTCCCTGCCGCCGGTCGATCTGTCGCGGATGGCCGGATTTCTGACACGATCTGACACCGGGCTTGCCGGAACATGCCGGGGGATGCGGGACCGGTGAAAAATGACCTTGATAAATGCCTGGATTTGCAGTCATTTGCTGACGCAAGATGTTGAAAACCAGACGTATAACAGGATGTATTAGATCGTCTGCGACGACAAGGAAGCCAACGTATTCGAAGGCCGCTACCAGGGACGCACCCGAGGCGAGGCTTTGAAATTCCTCAAGCAGTCCCTCGGGCGCAAGACGCTCAACGGACTGGTCTTCACTATCACCGAAATCCCGGTGCCACTGATCCGCGAGATCGTCGCGGAGATCCTCGCCGGTGGCGACGGCAACAACGTCACGCCTGCCGCGAACGTCGTGTCGATCACCCGCTCCGAACCCGAAGCCAGCCCGGGACGTTACGACGCGTTTGCCGACGCGGCTGAGGCCGAACCAACGCCTGCGGAGGCCACGCCACCCAAGGCGAAGGTATCCAAGCCCGCCAAGAAGGTCGGCAATCCCGGCCACGGTGACGAGCACTGGACCAAGGTGAAAGCCCACTGGTTGAAATGCCGCAGTGTGAAGCAGACCGCCGACCACTTCGGCCTGTCGCCCAACACCTTGAAGACCCGTATCCGCAGGGAGGGCTGGAACAAATGAGCGCACCGGAATGGAACCCGACCGTCGGCGGTGGCGCGACCGTCTGCCACTACTCCGACCGCACCGCCTGCACGGTGATCCGCGTCAGCCCGAGCGGTAAGACACTCTGGATGCAGGAGGACATCGCCACTCTCGACGATTGGAAACCGGAGATCGTCCCTGGCGGGTTCGCCGGCCACTGTGTGAACAACGCCGAACAGCGGTATGCCTATCAGCCGAATCCGCAGGGTGTGATCCATCGTGCCAGCCGCCGCAAAGACCACAGGATCCGCACCACCAACGGCGAGTCGGTCATTCCCGGCCGCCATCACTTCCACGACTACAACTTCTGATGAAGGTCGCAGTCGAAAAATACCGCAAACCCGATGGCTACCTCACGCGCTACTGGTCGGTGCTGGTGGATGGCGAACTGCTCGCCGTCACCCTCTACCGCAAGGGCGCGGAGGCCGTCGCAAAGGCCATCACCAACCCCAACTTAGATCCCCATGTCTCGACCCTTGAAGATTCTCCCAACCCTGCCGCCACGCCCCACAAGCCCACCGCTGGCGTGGCGTCCTACCGGACCCGATGACCTCTGCGGGCCCGCCGCCACCGTCGCCGCTCGCCTTGTCGCCAAAGCTCGCAAGCTCCACGACGATCCCACGGCTCCGGTGAAAATCCTGCTCTACGGCCCGCCCGGTGTCGGCAAGACCAGCATCGCCGACATGGTGGCCGACGAGTTGGCCGGCACCCGCTTCGCCGTCGAGGAATTCAACGGCAAGCTCGTCACCGTTGAAACCGTGAAGCAGTGGATGGGCACGCTGGGTGTCTGTTCGCTGTTCGGAGTCTATTCGGTGAAGATCATCAACGAAATGGATCGCTGCACGCGGGACGCACAGGACTTGCTCCTGAGCTACCTCGACCGACTGCCGCCGGGTCGCGCCGTGATCGGCACCAGCAACCTGCAACTCGACCTGCTCACCGAGCGGTTCCAGACGCGCTTCCAGTCGATCAAGCTCGCCGCCCCGACCACTGAGGAAATCGCAGTCATGCTCCGCCGCCATTGGCCCGTCGATGAAGCGACCTCCCTTCGGATTGCGGTCGGCAGCGGTGGATGCGTCCGAGCCGCACTCGCCGATCTGGAATCCTGGCTGGATGCGGAGGGACTGTCATGAAGGTGCGACTCCAGCGGCCCGCTCAAGTCATCCATGCCGTTGACACCATCCAAAGCGACGATGACGGATGATTCTCCCAAAGCCCGCACTCTCGCCAATGGCATCGAAGTCTGGTGCAGCTTCGACAAACTCGTGCCGGTCGGTGAGTTGAAGTCCAACCCCCGCAACCCGAACACCCACCCTCAGCGGCAGATCGAACTGCTCGCCAAGAACATCCGCTACTTCGGATGGCGGCAGACGATCACCGTTTCCAATCTCACCGGACTGATCGTCTCCGGGCACGGTCGTCTGATGGCCGCCAAGCACCTCGGCGTGGAAGTCGTGCCGGTGGACTACCAGGACTTCGCCAGCGAGAACGATGAACTCGCCGTGCTGGTCGCCGACAACCGTCTGGCCGAGCTTTCCTCGGTCGATCTCAACGAGCTCGAAAAGATCGCCAGCGAATGGAAAGCCGCCGACTTCGACACGATCCTTGCGGGTTTTGAGCCTGCCGACCTCGAAGGACTGCTCAATCCCGGTGGCGATGAGGACGATGAGGATGACGATGACCGCCACGACAAGGAACTCGATAAGAGCGATGTCACGGTCGCGGTCGGACTCTACCGGTTCCGCATCAGCCAGGATGAATTCATCGCGTGGTGTGACCGCGTGAAACAGGACGCCGGTTTCGACAAGGAAAGCGTGCTCAACGAAATCCGCAGCCGCCTCGGACTATGAAGATCACCCTCGAACCCATCGACGCCATTCGACCATCGACCTACAACCCACGGTCAGCGGTTGCCGAGCGGCTTGACCTGATCGAGCTATCGCTCCGCAAGCTCGGTTTCATCGCCCCGATCTTCGCCGACTCGGACGGCGAAATTCTATCCGGCCACCAGCGCCACCTCGTGGCATCGCGCATGGGAGCAACACACGTCCCCGTATCCCGCACGAAGGCGCTCGATCTCGACCAACGCAAGGCGCTCAACATCGTGTTCAACCGGGCGACCAACGATTTCGATTTCAACAGCACACCCGGCAGGGTCACCAGTGAGCTGCAATCACTGGACATCCAGGCACTCGCTGCCCGCATCCCCGACAAAGAGGTCGGCAGTGATGATTTCCTACGATGCCTCAAGCCCGTAGAAGTGAGCGTCAAAGATCTCTGCAAGGTGAACTCAGGGCGCTGGATCCAATATGCCCGCAACCTCGCCCGCACGCTTCATCGCCACGGCATTCTCATGCCCATCGTCTGCCGCGAGGACCTCACGGTCATCAACGGCATCGGCAGACTGGAAATGCTCGCCGAAAAAGGAGCTGCCTTCGCGCCGGTCGTGTTCGTCACCGAAGAGGAGGCGGAATTTGCCCGAGCCATGATGAACTTGCTCTCGATGGATTTCGACATCCACACGCGGTATGCCGACATGCTGCGCTTCAACTCGTTCCGCAGGGCGCGACGGGTCAGACGCGAACTCGGCAACGGCTTCATCTTCGCCACTCATGGCGCGAAGCCGTGCAAGGACTTCGACATCGGCAAGGCATCCGACCGCGCCCGCTGGATCAAGGAGCATGGCACGACCATCCTCGACTTCGGTGCCGGCCACCTGACCGAAACCTTCCTCCTGCGGCAGGTCGGTATCGACTGCACTCCTTTTGAGCCCTACCGCCTCGGACCAGGGGGTATCAACAAGGCTGAGAGCGTGGAACTGGCACGCGCCTTTCTAGCCGAAGTGGCGGTGGGCAAGGAGTGGACGAGCATCTTCATCGCGAGCGTGCTGAACTCCGTGCCATTCCGTGAGGATCGCGAACACATCGCCTGCCTCTGCTCCGCCCTCTGCCGGCCATATACCAAGGTCTATGCCTGCGCATCGTCCGCAGGCGAATCCGGGTGGCGGCAGGTCAATGGCAAGGCGTTCATGAACGAGAGTAACGCGGGCAACATCGCGTTCCGCCTCGACTACGAACCGGGCATCCGCATCGGCGACTTCCAAGACAAACCGAAGGTTCAGAAGTATCACACCGTCGCGGAATTCAAGGATCTCTTCGGCACGTTCTTCCGCTCGGTGAAGGTGGATGACTTTTCCAACAACATCAACGCGGCCTGCGCGGCGGCACGTCCGGTTGATCCCGCCCGCCTCCGTGCGGCCATCGAATTTGAATTCAACCTGCCCTATCCGGACGGCACGCGCATGGATCTCGTGCAATGCGCCATGGACTCTTTCTCTCAACGTCTTCAGATTACCCTATGATCATCCTGCTAGATCTCAACTACACGCTGGTGGCCAACAATCCGGCACGCGGCACCACGCCCGAGCGCATGGAGAAACGATTGGCCAATGAGCAATATCGCCAGTGGTTGGTGGAACTCGTCAGACCGCATACGGTCGTGCTCATCACCGCCCGCCCGGAAACCTGGACGATCAAGACGCTCGACCGCATCGAGGAGCAAACCGGCTGGCGACCGCAGGACGCGTGCTTCGCTCCGAAAGGCTGGTGGAATCCACCGGCGATCAAAGAGCATCTGCTGAAAAAAGACGTGTTCCCGACCCACGGCGAGGACGCCCGATACATCGCCATCGAGAGCAACCCGCGCAGTCGGGAAATGTATGCGAAGTTTTCCATCCCGTGCTTCTGGGTGGCGGAGGAAGGCACCTGCCTGACCGAGGGCACGCGGATCGTCAAACGCCTGCCTCGTTGACATCCGTCACGCGGGCATGAGTGAAGCCCAACGTGACGAGGTGATTCCACGCGGTGCCTGGCAGTTCGATCAGGAAGTGACCGCCGTGTTCGACGACATGCTCCAGCGGAGCATCCCGCAATACAACGCGATGCGGATGGTGACCTTCGAGGTGGGTCGGCGCTTCGTGCAACCGGACACCGCCATCATCGACATGGGATGCTCCCGCGGCCAGGCGCTCCTGCCCTTCGTCGCCAACTTCGGGGCGGCCAACGACTACATCGGCTTGGAAATCAGCGAGCCGATGATCCAGGCGGCACGCCAGAACTTCACCTACCACCCGCACGGCGACCGCGTCAGCATCCAGTCTGCCGACCTGCGCCACGAGTTCCCCGGTGTGACATCCAGCCTCGTGCTCTCGGTGCTCACCCTGCAATTCACCCCCATCGAATACCGCCAGAAGATCGTTCGCCGCGTGTTCGAGTCGCTGGCTCCGGGCGGTGCCTTCATCCTGGTGGAAAAGGTTCTCGGTGCCACCTCCAAGCTCGATGAGGCGTTTGTGGATCTCTTCCTGCAAATCAAGCGGGAGAACGGCTATTCGGACAGTCAGATCGACCGCAAGCGGATGTCGCTCGAAGGCGTGCTGGTGCCAGTCACCGCCCGCTGGAACGAGGAGCTGCTCCATCAGGAAGGTTTCACGTCAGTCGATTGCTTCTGGCGGCACCTGAACTTCGCCGGGTGGGTGGCTGTCAAACCATGAGCAATCCACGATCTCACGACGAAGCGCGGCCAACTCTCGCCCCGGACATCGCCGAGAAGATCCTCGACGCCGATTTCCAGAACATCGTGAAAAAGGTCGCGGCGGGCAAACCGCTGACGGTGGCGGAACGCACCCGCATTGAGTCACGGGCGGCGGGTAGCATCGAAACGCTCGCCTACACCAAGACGCTCGTCGAACTGGCCACCGTGCTCGGGGTTTCCCGCCGCACGCTTTCGACATGGCAGAAACTGGACGGGGCACCCAAGGCGCTTTCCAACGGACTCTGGCCGGTGGCCGACTGGCGCGAATTCGTTCGGATGCGGGGCTTGAATGCCGGCCGCGTGCCGGTCGGAAACGAGGAGGCGCTCAAGGCTCGCAAGCTTCTGGCAGAGGTTGAGGAACGAGAGCTGCGCATCGCGGTGAAGAAGGGCGAATATGTTCCGCTCACCAAGGTTCGCGAGGAATGGATCGGCCTGGTCGCCCAGGCGACGTCCATCCTGCGAGCGAAATTCGAGAACGAGCTTCCACCCGTGCTCTCAGGGCTCGACGCAACCGGTATCCAGCGGGAATGCCGCAAGGCGATTGATGAAGTCCTGCTCTGCCTCCACGAATCATGAACGCCCTCAAGGAAATCTGGCGCGAAGCGTGGCAACCACCCGACCGGCGACCGGCTTGGGCGTGGTGCGAGAATCACATCGAGGCCATCCCGTATTCACCCAACCCGGGACGCTTCCGTTCGGAGAACTCGCCGTGGATCCGGGAGGTCATGGAATCGTTGGTCGATCCGCGCATCCGACTCGTGTCCATCATCGCGTCGGTTCAATCGTCCAAGACCACCGCGCCCGAGCTGACGCTTTGCTACATCATCTCCAACCTGCCGGGACCCGCGCTCTGGCTCGACCAGACGGACGAGGACGCCCGAGATTATTCCGAGTCGCGCCTGCAGAAACTCTTCGACCAGTGCCAGCCGGTCGCACGGCTCATGCCCACCGGCATCCACCGACACAAGCGCAAGAACAACGCGATTCAGTTCAACAACGGGATGACGCTCTGGATTCTCGGGGCGCACAACAAGACCAACCTGCAACGCCGTTCGATCCGCTGGTTGATCGGTGACGAAACCTGGCGCTGGCCGCAGGGGCACATGGCGGAAGCCGAGGCACGCGTCACCGCATTCGGATGGCTGGGCAAGTGCATCTTCATGAGCCAGGGCGGCGAAGAAGACGACGATACCCACCGCAAGTTCGAGATGACCGACCAGCGCGAGTGGACATTCGCCTGTCCGGAGTGCCATCACCGCCAACCTTTCAAGTGGGAGTGCGTCGAATGGAGCAAGTCTGCCCGCGATGAAGCGGGCGAGTGGGATTTCGATGAGGTTCGCCGCACCACCGCGATGCGCTGCGAATCGTGCAACCATTACTTCAACGATGGCGAGCGCACCCGCCGCGAACTCAACGCCACCGGGGCATTCGTCGCCAAGAACCCGAAAGCATCGAAGGAAAACGTCGGCTTCCACTGGAACGCCCTGTGCGCGATGAGCTGGGGACAGCTTGCCGAACTCTATCTGCGGGCGAAGGCGGCGGCGCGGAAGGGTGACGTTTCGTTGCTGCAACAGTTCTATCAGAAGCGCCTCGGCCTGCCGTGGCGGGAATACGTCGAGGACTACAAGCTGGAGATCGTCAAATCCGGCTACAAGCGCGGTGAGACGTGGGAAGAGGAAGGGGCAATTGATCCGAACAGTGGACGTGTGATTTCCGCTCCGCTGCCCGAGCGCACCGGACTGATTCCGCTGCGGTTCATCACGGTGGACTGCCAGATGGATCACCTCTTCGCCGTGGTTCGCTCGTGGTCTGCGGAAGGATCAAGCCGCCTGGTATGGAACGAACGCATCCTGACCTTCACCGACATCGACGTGCTGCAGGAACGCTTCGAGATTCACCCAAGCCTTGTATTCCTCGACGCCGGCTATGCGACCTATGACGTCTATCGCGAGTGTGCCAAGCGCGGCTGGGTGGCTCTTATCGGCGACCGCCGCCCGGTCTATGCCCACAAGGGGCGCGACCGTAAGACCGTCCAGCGGTTCTACTCACCCCGGAGAAAAGTCGTGCTTTCGCACCGGCAGTCCTGCCACGTCCACTATTGGAGCAACCTCAACATCAAGGACACGCTCGCCCGCCTGCGTCGCAATCAGGATGCGTCCCAAGGGCCAACGTGGGAAGTGCCGGACGACATCGACGACGACTACCTTGCCCAGATGGAGAGCGAGCAGCGCATCAAGGAAAAGGGCCAGTGGATGTGGAAGCAGATCGGCTCCCGACCGAACCACTACCTGGACTGCGAGGCGATGCAGGCGACTGCTGCGACCATGCTCAAGATCGTCGGTCGCGAGTCCATCGCATCCACCCCGGTTGACACTCCGGACGGGGAGTCATGAAAACCGTCACCATCCTTCGCTTCCTCACGTTCCTTGGTTCGGGCCTCTCCACGCTGGCCGCGCTCGATCTTACCGGTGTTGCCAGTCTGCTTGATCCAGGCATGGCGAAATACCTGCTCGCCGCCGGACCCGCCGCGCTCGCCGTGAAAGAACTCGTCGTCGTGCTCGGCGACCTCTTCGACGACGGCAAGCCCAACAAGTCGTTCAAGATCGGCCTGTTCTGCTTTGCCATGGCGGTGATGACCCTGCCGTTCCTGACCTCCTGCGCCACGCCCCCAGGCTTGACGGGTGAATTCATCAGCAAGGACGGGCTGATCCGAGTCAATCCGGACGGCCGCGTCGAGATCGTGGTTGAACCCCGCACCGCCAAGTAAGCTTGGAGCCACGGACCATGAGCGCGATGCTTTGGACAAGAATCCAGGAATTCCTCGGAATCACAGCCGATGGCGTTCCGGGCAATCAGACCGCTCAGGCCGTGGCAGTCAGACTTGGAATTGATGCCGCTTCACCAGCGTCCAATCCATCCAGTGCCACCATTGATCCTCGATCCGCAGGCAACATTGCCACTCTCAAGCCAGAGGCACAGATCAAAGCCCGCGAGTGGCTGCTCAAGTGTCTGGAGGCGGGTATCAATGTAAAGATCATCACCGGCACCCGGACCTATCAGAAGCAGGCCGCGCTCTATGCCAAAGGCCGCACGGCACCGGGACAAAGAGTCACCAATGCCCGCCCGGGCTACTCTTGGCACAACTTCGGTGTAGCGTGGGACTTCGTTGTGTTCGATGCCAAGGGCGAACCATTGTGGGACAGTCCGCTGATGAAAAAGTGCGGTGAGATTGCCGAATCACTCGGCCTTGAATGGGGTGGTCGGTGGACCAGCTTTCCCGACATCCCGCACATCCAGATCAAGACTGGCTACACGCTGGCTCAAGCACGTCAGCAAGTTGCGGCTGGCACATGGATTCTCTAGTGGGTTAGCACGTCTGACGCGCTACTGAGTCGAACCGCTTCACAAATCGGTTCGTACAATCCTTTGATGTCGCAAATTTTACCGTAGGAAAAATGATAGGTGTCCACCAATAGGGATCGGCGAATTCCGGTGTCGAGCCAGTAGGAATTCGCATACTCCGACTTATGAATTGGGGTCAATGTGCCTAGTGATTCAAGCATTTCACCGAGACCCATGGTTACGATGACTTCAGGGTCAAGGATGCCAATCTCTTCACGGATAAAATTTCGTTTTTGGGTGGAAATTTCGTGAGCTATTTTTATTACTTCAAAGTCGGACTGAAATTTCTCACTCTCATTGCTAAGTTTTGAAATATTCATGAATGCGAAGCTGATGCCGGCGTCTTCCCCGAACGTGTCACCTATGTCGTCGGCGTTCGGAATTTCCTGCCAGTTTGGCATCCCGTTGATGAGGCCGAATGCGATGTAAATCATCCTTTTGTGAAACCAATTGGCATTGATGTGTTGATCGCCTATGTATTTGGTGTTGCGATACGCATCGTAGAGCACCTCCATATAGTTGCACCCCGAGATATACCTAGATTCCCTTCCAATAAAAAGGATCCTTGGTTTTTGCTCAAAGTAATTCGGGTAAAATCCGTCGAAAACCATTCCTTCAGCATCATGCTTTTCCAGCTTTGCTTCGTTGTCGGTGAAACAACCATGCCAGTCACGGAAGAGTTTCTCCAACAAGTCCAAATTTGGACGGTCTTTTTCTGAGAATGGAAGATCTGGGATGAATTTCACTCAAGAAATCCTGACCACGCCTTACGCCGAGTCGAGCGGATTCGAGAATCACCGCAAATAGGCGCATTGAGTTTTCAGTGCAAGGGGTGCTTGGCTTGTTGACACCCGTCGCCGTGCATGGCACGCGGACTCTTCATCACCGGCTTCACGATTTCAGAGGTGCTGGCCATCCAGCAGCGGGCGAAGGATTTGCTCCTCGAAGGCAAGACCATCATGAACTGGAACGACGCGGAAACGTCGGTTTCCAAGCAGTTCACGATGCCGGTGGATCAGGTGCTTGAAGAGTGCAGCCATGCGCTCCGCGTCCTTGACCCGGTCACCTATGGCAAGCCGCGCATCGCCGCAGCTTCCTTCATCTCCGGCCATCTCCCGAAATGACCAGCCTCAAACACATTGCGATTCGCTGGCTGCCCCCCGTTCTTGTTCCGAAGGCATGGGGGTCTCCGTTCGAGGCAGCCAACTGGTCGCCCCGCCGTGGCAGTGTGCCGGGAGCATCGCCCACCGATGCCCGCAACGAACTCACGCCGAGTGTCCGCAGTGAGCTGGTTCGCAAGTCGCGCTACCTCCACAAGAACAGCGGCTTCATGCGCGAACTGGTCGCCAACATGGCGATCTACTCGACCGGCGATGGTATCCGCGTCCAGGCGCAATCGCCCCAACCAGAATGGAATCGTGCCGCCGAAGCCTACTTCGCGTTGTGGTCGGCCCGCTGCGAGGTGACGCGCCGGTTTTCGTTCGAGGAATGCCAGGCGCTCGTCTGCCGGGGCATGGACATCGACGGCGAATACTTCATCCACAAAACCCGCGATGCCGAGGGAGAGCCGCGCATCCAGTTGATCGAATCGCACCGCATCGGTGATGAGTTCGGATCGAGGGATACCATCGACGGCGTTGGTCTCGACGCGTGGGGCGCACCGATCTTCTACCGAGTGCTGGAAGACCATGGCAAAGGGCGCGATCTCCCGGCCGAGGCCATCCTGCACATCCACGAACCGGAATGGGCGGGCGGCGTGCGCTCCCACCCGACGATCCAGCATTCCATCAACCACGTTCTCGACGAAATGGAATTGCTGGCTCTGGAGAAGCACGCGGTGAAGGACAATGCCGACGTGTCCCGCATCCTGAAAACCGCTCGTGGCGAGATCGACGACAACGGCGACTTCGTGGTCGGCGGCGCGCCTGGCAGTGGAGAACCCAGCGACCCCGTTTCACTCCAGAAAATCGTCGGCGGCAAACTTGTGGCGCTGAAACCCGACGAATCGCTCGACAGTTTCCAGAGCAATCGCCCGTCGCCAACCTTCACCGGATTCCTCGAACACCTGCGGCGTGATTCCGCCCTCGGCATGATCCCCTTCGAGTTCGCGGCGGATTCGAGCAAGGTCGGCGGTGCGGGTGTGCGCTTGGTCGTCGCCAAGGCGGATCGGCGGTTCTCATTCCGGCAGATGATTCTCGAACGCCGCCTGATCCGACCCGTGTGGACGTACGTCATCGGCGATGCGATTGAGCGTGGCATTCTCTCGCCCACCGAAGGTTGGTGGAAAATCTGCACCGTGCCACCCAAGCGGGTCACGGTGGATGCCGGACGTGAAGCCCAACAGAACCGCGCCGACGTGGAGATGGGACTCAAGACGCTATCAGATCACTTTCAGGAACTCGGTGCCGACTTCGGTGAGGAGATCGAACGGCGTGCCAGTGACGCGAAGCTCATCCTCGAAACCGCGGAGAAACACGGCGTGCCCGTCGAGATGCTGTGGAAACCCTCCGGCGCTGCGTTGACACAGCCATCCGGGCGTGAGTCCGGTAATTCAACATCGCGAGTGGCTGATCCAGCCTGAAGCGCTGCAATCCATGGCTTCGTCCCTGCGGGGACTGGTGGATCGCGGCGGGATGCTTCCCAAGCAGGCGTCCGAAAATCCTCTGCTTGCCGTCGAGGACGGCGTCGGAGTGATTGCCATCGAGGGGCCGATTCTTCGCAAACCCGATTTGTTCGCCCGCATCTTTTTCGGTGCCACCAGTTCCGAAGACATCGGCGATGCGATTCGCGAGGCCGCGGGACGCGACGACATCAAGGCGGTGTTCCTCAACATCGACTCGCCTGGTGGAACGGTGGCCGGCACGCCGGAACTGGCGAATGCCGTCGCTGCCCTCGACAAGAAGAAGCCGGTCTATGCTTTCTCGTCGGGCCTCATGTGCTCCGCTGCCTATTGGGTGGCAAGCCAAGCCCGCGCCATCTACGCCACGCCCTCCGCACAGGTCGGCTCCATCGGCGTGGTGCAAGCGGTTGTCGATAATTCCGCCGCCCTCGATAAGGCGGGCATCAAGGTCGAGGTCTTCTCCGTCGGCAAATACAAGGCGATGGGCGCACCCGGCACGCCGCTCACCGACGACCAGCGCGAACTCATTTCCTCCAATCTCGCGGAAATCGCCCGCGACTTCCATGCGGCGGTGCTGGCAAAGAAACGTGCGATCTCCGCCGAAGCCATGGAAGGCCAGACCTTCAGTGGCAAGCAGGCACAGCGCCACAACCTCGCGGGAATGGTGACGGATCGCGCCGAAGCGATGCGCCGCCTGCGGGTCTATTACGCGTCGGTTGACACCGGATCACGGGCAATGGACACCACCATCGAAGACGAACTCGCCCAGGCCCGCACCGATTTCGCCAATCTCCAGCGGGACCACCAAGCCCAGGCCGACCTTCTCAGTGAGGAGTCAGCCGCCGTCACCTCCCTGCGCGGCGAGGTCGAAACCCTCTCGGCTCAACTCGACACGCTCACCGGCGAACGTGATGCGGCGAACGGACAGGTCACTGCATTGCAAACCCGAGTCACCGAACTCCAAGCATCGCAAGCCGACTTCGACCGGAAGGTTCAGACCGAGGTCGCCCGTGTCGTCGCCTCCACCGGCACCACGATGCCCGCCCGTGTCACTCCTGCCGGGGATAACCAGGAGACCGTCACCCAAGCCACTTCGCTTCAAGACCTCGTCGCCGAATACACGCGGCTCGTGGACGCCAACAAGCCCGAAGAAGCCGCCGCCTTCTATCACCAACACCTCTCCACCCACTTCAACCGCTAATCCGCCATGTCCAACAGCAACGCCACCGTCAATTCTCCGCTGATCGCCCAAACGGCGCTCACCACCCTGCTCGCGAAGTTCCCGATCCTGAGCCGCATTGCCACGGACTTCTCGTCCGCGAGCGTGAAGTTCAATCAGGACATCGTCACTCACATCGTGACGCCCACCGTCGCGCATGAATTCGATCCCGCCACCGGCTACGTCCCCGACGACCAGGCGCAGGTCGATGTCACGGTGAAGATCGACAAGCACGCATACGCTGGCTACGCGATCACCGACGTCGAACGCTCCACCAGCGAGATCGACCTCAACCAGCGCTATGCAGACAAGGTGGCGTATGCGCTTGGCCGAAAAGTCAGCGATGACCTCATGGCGCTCATCGTGAACGCCAACTTCAACAACAAGTCCGAAGTGGCCGCCGTGGATTTCGGCCGAGACGACGTGGTGGACATCGGCACCAAGCTCAACAAGCGCTTCATTCCCGACATGGGACGCTTCATGTTCGTCAACTCGGACTACTACAACTCGCTGCAAAAGGACGAGGCTCTCTACAAGGCCTACATCACCCCGCAGGCGGGCAACGTCGTGGTTTCCGGAATGCTGCCCGACGTGAACGGGTTCGCCGTGATCGAATACTCGGCTCTGCCCGAGAACGCCGAACGCCTGGTCGGTTTCGCCGGCATCCGCGAGTCCCTCATCATGGCCGCCCGCGTGCCGGACGTGCCAGCCAACACCGGCGACACCGTGATCCGCGTCGTCACCGACCCGCGCACCGGTCTTTCGATGCAGGTTCGCGACCGTTACGACGGCCGCCTCGGCAAGCAGGAAGTCAGCTTCACCCTGATGTATGGCTTCGCTCCAGGCAACAAGCCGATGTTGGAGCGCATTACCCGCCCGGTGTAATACTTTGGTATATTGGGGTTCATGGGACGCCCTCTCCGGGAAACTGGAGGGGGTGTTGCATTTTTGACAGCATCCCACGGGCATGAGTCTCGAATCGGAAATCCTCGCCGACCTCAATCAGCTTCTCACCGAGCATGGTGTCCAGGCGCGTTGGAAGGGCGTCCATTTGCTCGTGCTCGTCAGCCGCGTGCGCAACGACCAGCAGATCGACATGGGCGGATTCGTCGAGTCGCCGGATCTGAGCCTCAGAGTGCCGAAGCTCGCATTTCCGGGAGCCCTGCCGAAGTTCGGCGAACGCATCGAAGTGGACGGCACCGAATACCGGATCGCCAAGGTGGGCAACCATCCACGCTCGCCTGTCCTCACCCTCAGCCTGACCTCCACCGATGAGTGATGCCGTTCGCTTTACCGCCAAGCTCAAGGGAGCATCCGACGTCGCACGCCTGCTGCGCCGCTACCCGGAAAAAGTAGGACGGACTCTTCTGTCCTTGGTGAAACAGGAAGCGCGTGGCCTGGCGGTGGAACTCGCACGCAACACCCGCCCATTCGGATTTTCCGCGAAAGCGAAGAAGACCGGAGAGGACGCAGTGGCCAAGGACATCGGCGGCGTGTTTGCACTGCCATCGGACGCCTTCGAGGAAATCCGCAAGTCGAACCCGGCCGCCGCTGACCGCTTCTGGGCTAACATCCAGAACCGGAGATTTACACGAGCCGAAAACAACCTGCGTCAGACAAGTTCCGGCTGGAAGGATCTGTCGGTCGGCCGCCTCGATCCGAAACTCCACAAGTGGGGACAGCTTGGCGCGGCCAAGCCAAAGCAGATCGTCACAAGCGCGAAGGCTCGCGACACTTACATCGCCCGCATCCAGAAGCGGGTTGGCTTCGCCAAGGGATCGTGGATCAACGCGGGCAAGTCCATTGGCGGGCGGATTCGTGGAGCCGTCCAATGGGCCACCCGGCACAAGCAGGCTCCCGGATCGGCCACGATTAAAACCGGCGACAGCCCTGCCGTCACGCTGGTCAACAAGCTCGACTACATCGACGACGTAACAACCTACAAGGGCATCCAGCTCGCACTTCAAGTGGCGCAAGGTCGCCTGCGCAAGGCGCTGGCCACATCGCTGCGCAAGATCAACGACAACGCGAACCGGTCACTTCGCCGCCGTTCCGGTTGACGACCGATTCCAAGCAAGATGCCCAACCTTATCGAAGATCGTCTTTCGTCACTTCTTGCGGAGTGGATCGACAGCCACCGTCCCGAGGGATTCCCTGAGTCCATCCCAGTTCACGTCGCCCGCCGTGATGAAATCCGCACACGTCCATGTGTCGTGATCAACCCGGCGGAATCCAAGCCGATACCCGGCATGCCGCATACCGCCCGGCTGAAACTCGACGTGCATCTGTTTTCCCAAGTGGACGACACGCCAGCCGACGACCACGCCGAGTGGTCGGGCAAGCTCGTCACACTGCTGCGCGGCAAGGCGGCGATCCAGTCCGACCTCGATTCAGAATCCTTCGTGCTCCATGACCTGATCGAACGCGAAAGCACCACCACGCCCGACGAGTCCCGCGGCCGTGAAACCGTGCTCTCCTACGAGGCCGTCGTCTCCGCAGTCTGATCCGGTTGACACGCAGAACGCGGTCAAATGGCCGCGACATTCCTTGGCACGACTGGCAACTGGGGCATCCCCCAGGACGAAGCTGGCATCATCATCACCGACCTTTCCTTCGACTACTCCAACCAGGAGAAAGTTGTTCTGGATAAGGGCGGCGAAATCATCGGTCTCGCGCTCTATCAGGAGAAGGCCGAGATCAAGCTCTCCGGACTGGTGAAGAAAACCGGCCCGTTCGCTGGCAAGATCGGTGCGGCCCTCGCCCTCACCAACGCAGTCCCCGCCCACATGCAGGCGAGCGGTGGCACCACGATCATCAAACAGATCAGCCGCTCCCTCAACAACGAGGACTTCGAGAAGATCGACATCACCGCTACCAACTACCCGCTGGTTGTTTCCGGTGGTGGTGGGGCGTGAACCAACCCTTTCCAACCTGAGATACCGATATGAACGCCATCACCCACATTTCATCCACCGCCACCAGCAACACCTGCCTTGCCGCCGCATTGACGGCCGTGGGCATCCCGCTTGCCGAGAAACCGTTTGTCCGCGTCGTCGGCGATGGCATCCGTGGCGAGCGCACCGTTTGGTTCTTCGAACCCCAGAGCGCCGACAACCAGTTCCAGACCAAGGAACTCATCGAGGCATGGAACGACGAAGCCTGGCACCTTGCCAACCCGGAGCATCCGTTCGCCTACATCAAAGCCGCGCTCATGAACCGCCAGCGACTGGTGGACAAGGTGAAGCAGGACGTGCCGCTCGCCTGCGTGAAGCGCCGGGGGAAAATCGCTTTCATCCCGCTCGATGCCTCGCCTGCCACTGAAGACCTGTTCCTCCGCCACCTCTGAGAAAAACGTCTAGCCCCCTAGAAAAATCTGAATTCCATGAACGACACCGAACGCCAGAATCTTCTATCAACCGCCTTCCACGAAGCGGAAACCATCGTCGGCGGCCACGCCATGCGTCCGCTCAATCTGGCCAGCTACGACGTGCTGCTCCGCACCGGCAACCCGCTTGTGAAGGGGGAAATGCCCGCTGACGGAACTCCCGAATATACATCCTCGATCATGGGATTTGTTTTCGCCCATTGCGCCCCGTGGCCTGAGGTGGTGCGGGCGTCGTTCAACGACCAGACTTTCCGCGAAGCCGCTTTGATCTTCTGCGGCAACCTCACCCCGGCCGATTTCCAAACCGCGTTCAAGCGCCTGTTGGAACAAAGCCGGGATTTGGAGGCGGCCCAGGTCGAAACCATGGGGGACATCGGCGGAAAAAAGCCCATCCCTGCGACGAACCCGGTTTCCTAGCCGCCCAGGTGTTCGCCGTGGCTGCCGAAACCGGTTGGTCCGAGGAGCGGATCCTGTTCATGCCGCTTGCGAGACTGGCGCAATACCAACACTGCCTGTTGCGGCGAAACGGGGTTCGGACAAACTGGAGCCAATCGAACACGGACGGCCTGGCTCTTGGGGACCAACTTGCGTTGCTTCGCATTCAGTGGAGTGAGTCGGTTGACGCTGATGCAGGATCATGAGCGCCTTGACCGTCACTCTTGGAGCCGACATCACCGCATTGAAGCGGGCGATGGCCGGTGCGACGGAACTCGTTGGAGCGTCCGCCCGAAAAATGGGTCGCTTGTCGGGTGCGGGGCTGGCGGGACTTGGTAAAGGTGGCGCGGCGGCACTCAGCAAGGGGTTTTCGGTCGCTGGCGTGGCCTTGAAAGCGGGTATCGGAACAGCGCTTGCGGGCGGCGCGGCGGCGATGGGTGTCGGGGTGAAGGCGGTCAACGCGGCCGCAGACTTCGAGCAGACCAAGGTCGCGTTCTCCACATTGATCGGTGATGCCGCCAAGGCGGAGGAAACGCTCGCCAAACTTCGCAAACTCGGCGCGGAAACACCGTTCGAGTTTCCCGAACTGGCCGATGCCGGCCGCAAGCTCATCGCCTTCGGGGAGAATGCGGACACCGTGCCCGAAACTCTGCGACGCATTGGCGACGTTTCTGCGGGCATTCAGGCTCCGGTCAACGAGATCGCTGAACTCTACGGCAAGGCGCGTGTGCAGGGGCGGCTCTTCGCTGAGGACATCAACCAGCTCACCGGGCGCGGCATTCCGATCATCGGGGAGTTGGCGAAGCAGTTCGGCGTGTCGGATTCCGAGGTGAAGAAGCTCGTTGAATCAGGGCAGGTCGGATTCCCGGCCATCGAACAGGCATTCATTTCATTGACCTCGGAGGGCGGCAAGTTCTCCGGGATGATGGAAGCGCAGAGCAAGACGACATCGGGTCTCTTCTCCACGCTCAAGGACACGATCAACGAGGTATTCCTCACGCTCGGCACGCCAATCAATGATGCGATCCGTCCGCTGGTCGAACAGGCGATTGGTCTGGTGCAAAAGCTGGCACCGCTGGCGGCAGAGGCGGGCAAGCGGGTCAAGGACGCGGTCATGTTCGTCATCGCCGCATTCAAGAGCGGCCAACTGCTCGACCTGGTGACTTCCGGCTTAAAGCTCGCATTCGCGATGGGCGTGAACGCGCTGGTGAACGGCTTCCGCGTCGCCATCGAGTTCTTCTGGAACCTGATCACCGACGGGGCGATGTGGAAGAGTCTCGGCACTACGTTGCTCGGTCTGGTGGCCGGTTTCGGCGCGGCGTTGCTCAATGCATTCCAAACGCCCATCGTCTATCTGCAGGCGGGCATGGAATGGGTGATCGCCCACTTGCTCAAGGGCCTGCTCAAGATTCCCGGCATGAGCGAACTGCTCGGCATCGAGGCGCAATACGTGGACACGAATTTTGCGAGCATCTTGAAGGACCGCAAGGAAACCGGCGCGGAGTTGTTCGGCATGAACTTCAAGGAGATGGCCGAAGAGGCACAAGGACTTCTCGGTAAAGGTGCTCCACAGCTCGGCGAACGGGTGGCGGAAGCGGCGAGAAAGGCCGGCGATACAACCGGAAGCGAACTCATCGACACCAACGGATTACGGGAGAGCTTCGGCAAGGTGGCGCAGTCGATCCGCGACACGATGCCGAAGGCGGATGAAGTCAAGCAGGCGGCTGCCGCTGCGGCGAAGGTGACGAGTGAAAATGCGCCCACGGTCGCAAAGCCTGCCGCATCCACGCTTGCCCCCATCGTCACTTCGCTCGGCAAGGTGGGTGGCGGTGGATATTCGGCCGGCGCTCTGGACGCCCAGCGGGAAAACAACCGGCTCACCAGCGAAACAAACCGCCTCCTGCGCGAAATGGGCGAGCGGATGAAACCGGGCACCGGAACCTTAGTTCCCGCATTCGGTTGACGCGACGTCCCGGCCAAGATGCCGAGACACGTTTCCATCCAACCGGGCAAACTCTATCCGCAGCCGGATTACAGCATCGCCGTGGATCGCGAGGGCAAGTGGACGGCCACCCAAGTCTTCCTCTGCCACCGCACCTCGATCACCCAGGTCATGCCGCGTCCGGGGACTCCTCATCCGGACATTCCGTTCATGTGGGTGGATTCCGCGACGGCGCAGGTGTCCGAAGGGGACATCGCGCAAATCACCTGCAACTACGCGGGCACCGACAACGCGACGAACGACCCTGCCAAGACCACCTTTTCGCTCGGATTGTCGCTTTCCGAAGAACCGCTGCTTTCGCACAAGAAGTTCCGCGACCTCAGCGACGAGGAAAAGGAATCATTGCAGGCGATTATCAGCGGCAAGGACAAGGATTCGTCCGGCAGCACTTACAAGGACAAGGTGACGAGCGCCCTCGGCAAGAAGGCTCTCGAAAAGATCCTGCGCGGTCAGACTTCCTACTACTCGCCGAAGGTCGTCTGGCGGCAATCCACGGTGCGCAGTAGCTCGGCGGCGTCCAGCGACGTGCGCAAGATAGGCCAGATCGACAACCCCGACGGTCGGCAGCCGTCCCTATCAGACGGCCGCACCTGGTTGCTCAACAGCGTGAGCCAGAGTCAGGAAGGCAACTCCTACCGCATCGAGCGCGAATGGATCTCATCCGACGCGGGCGGGTGGGACGAAGACATCTACAACCTCTGAGACCATGCGCCTCCCATCCAAAAAACGTCCCGGCAATCCGATCCTCGCGAAGGACTGGAATCTGATCATCGACGCTCTTGAAGCGCGCACGCCGCGGCCGGGACCAGGCACCGAGATTGTCTCCTCGTCGGCGGGTTTCACCTTCCGCGTAAAGCCCTCGGCTACGGGCGGCGCGGGTGCCAAGGCAGTTCCGCTCGCCATCCTTGGATCGCGACCGCCATACATTGCCGCACCGGCGACGCCACCGGATCCAGAATCAACAGGCAAGCGATACTACATCGAGTGGGGGACGCTCAACAATCTTGTCGCAGACAACTGGGACGATCAGTTTGTGGTTTCATCGACCACCTACTTCTTTGCCAAGGCCACGCTGCGAACCACTGGCGCGCTACTCGTCACATCCTGGGAGATTGTCACTGGATCGGATTACGACTCGCATAAAACGCCAGACTGGGAGGTGGGTGCGAGCCGACCAAACAACGCGGTCGTCCTGCTCGGCATGGTGTTCGTAAGCGACGGGGCGCACGTCATCTTCCAAGCGGGAGGCGGATCACTGGTCGTGAGCGAGCACGTCACCTCGATCCAACAAGGTTCTTCGGCAGGTGAAATCCGCATCGGCAAGGAACTCACCTATCAACGCCAAACCTACTGACAAGGCTATGAACTTCTACTTCGAAGACCTGATGGCAAGCCACTCTTGGGTGCCTATCAAGCAGGCTTGGTTTCGCATTCCGCTCACCCCGTTTTTCATCAAGGCGGCAAGCAGCGCCAATACGCGGACACGCGGATTTAGTGGCGATGATTTCTACCTGCAATTCAAATCAAACGGTCCGTTCGTTGCATCGGAAGACGTGGAGATTTTCTGCGGGTTTGCCGCCTACCGGACATTCACTTCCGTCGATCTGGATGAGGATGCTGTCTCGAAGTGGAGTGGCTCGCGCACCCGTTCCTATCTGTTCAATACGGAGGCCAACACAGTAACCGTTAAAACGGACGAAGTTGGCAGACCCACGATTGGCAACATCTGGCCGAATTCATCCACCACGGCGACGCAAGGTGCGACTGACAACGACCCACCGGATCACACCGAGATCACTCTCTCAGAAGCGGTGGACAAAGCGTGGCTGAATGAAGAGTTCCAGCGGTGGATGGCAGAGTCGGATGACTTCCGCGACATTACCGGATCAGGTCTCGGAACCTATTCCTACATCGGGCCGGGGGCGACTCGAAGCGAGGGTGACGGCTATCTGGGAATCATCGGTGGCGGCGACGTGGTTGCCTTTGGCCCTTGGTTCACGGGAACGCCTTCCGGCATGGTTGGCAACGAGGGGGAAACGTGGAACGGACAGTTTTCCTCATGGGTGAACCGTGTGCGCCGGAAGAATGCACCTATCCTTCACCGGGAAGTTTCCACCAATGACGGTTACGTCTCTGGAAGCGGATCGAATCTGGCGGTCGGTGATTCCATCTACCGGGCTGGGTATTCGGAAATGGAACTTTCCGACCCAATCGGAGACAAGTGGATGGACGGCTACGGTGTGTTTCAGGATTCCGACGCACTCGATTCGGTTCCGATGACCGCAACATTCGGCTACGATCTTTACGGACTGCTGGCTCACAGGGGCACCGGCAAGGCCAATGAGCTGACGCTGGTGAGCCGAACGGGCAGACGCTATCGGGTCACGATCCAGACAGGCCGGAACGAATACGACGAAGGACAGGACGACTCCGAATGGGTGACCAGCGAGAGCCATGTCCTGACAACAAGTGCCTCCACCCTTCAAGCGACTCTCACACTGGAGGAGGACGAGGACGCATGGGCAATCCGAGTTTCCCGCATCGAGGAGGAGGTGACCATCGACGACCAGGCACAGTGGCAGGTCGTTGCGGATGCGGATACCTACGCGCAATACGTGGAGGATCTGCAAGCATGGCAGACTGCCTGGGACGCGTGGGACGCTGGCGGCCAGGTGGGTGACGCTCCAGTCAAACCTGCCGAGAAGAAGGATCCTGCATCTCTCATCGGTTCGAACGTGGTGGGCGGCTACCTTCTTTTGGCGGCGATGAAGACACGGAGTGGCACAAGATTCGGGTTTTCGCCGCTCGTCTTTTCCTCGGAAAACGTGAACGACCGATACCGGAAACGCACGTTCAAGCTGCACCTCACGCCGGGGACTTTTGAATCCTACGAAGGAGAATGCGGCCTTGCGACCATCAGCGGATCGGCAGATCTGGAATGGAGCGAGGAATACCATGCTGAAACCGGAGTGCAGCTTCCCCGCGTTGTGGACCAGTGGAACCTGAGCATCAACGGGCAGGACTGGACGCAGGATTCCAAATCCGACTTCGACAGCGTGTTCTTTTACGGATCGACTTCGAAAATCAACACCGCCACCAAAATCCGCCGAGAGGGGACTCACACATGGTCAGGCCGCTTCATCGTGGGCTTCGATGCCCCGGATCGCTTGGGCAAGGTGATCTCCTCTGATTGGACGAAGGTCGCCATGAACGTCACCGATGACGGGAACCGGGCGGCGGCCGTCGCTCTCGACCCACCAACTTCGGGGCAAAGCCTGTTCTTTGAAGGCCATCGTCTGACCTACGGGGATGAGGAGTGACCCGGTTGACACCAATCAAGGTGCGTGAAGCTCCACGTCGATCTGGAAACCCTGCAACTCATTGAAGGCCCGGGATTCCGCAATCCAGTCACATCGCTGCGATTCAAACGTGGCGATGCTGCCCAGCTTGAGGTGACATTCCTCGAAGGCGGATCCACGGCAGCCAGCATCGGCAACCCGTTGGCGCTCGAAATCCAGTTCGGAATCAAGCCGCGCTCGCGATACGACATCGGCTATCTCGTTCACGACTCGGTTTGGACGATGCCGGCCATCGACGCGGAGTCGCCCGTCTATCAGTGCTCGCCCAGCTTCAATACGGTGGAACTCGATTCCGCCCTCGGAGTGGGATCTGCTACCGGCACCGAGCTTTCCGAAATCACGCTCATGGGCGAGATCACATGGCGCGAGGGCACAGGCCAGCCAACGTCCACCCGCACATTCCTTGTCGTCGTCGAGAACGACGTGAACCGGGGAACGGAAGGCGTGCCCGTCTCGGCGGAACCGGCATACCCGGCAGCCACCAGCATTGAACTCAAGACCAACAAGGGGGTGGCGAACGGCTATGCCCCGCTCGATGCAGACGGCAAGGTGCCCGCGGCCAATCTCCCGGGTGGCATTCTGATCGACCCGGCAATCACCACTCTCACCGGAACCGGCAGCAACGCGCTCGCCGCCATCGTTTCCACGACACTGCCACTTGACCGGGTTCTCGGGGTCGTGGTCGGCGGCACGCTTTCCTTCTATCAGCTAGCGGGCGGAACCAGCGCGACCGCATCCCCAGGTATCATCCGCCCCAACGACTACCACGCGACCACCAACGCGAGGTTCTGGAAACAAATCCTCTGACATCCCATGAAACTCAGCATTTCAATCCTACTTGCTCTCAGCGTTGGCGTATTCGCCCAGACCGCCGCCGTAACCAAGAACCCGAACAACAACCAGATCACCGGCAATCTCGTGATGGGGGCGAATAGAACACTTCAATTTGACCCTAATAGTTTTCTCATTCTCAATGGAACACTGCGGACGGGCGGTTCTGGTGACGGTCCCGGCAAGGTCCAAGTCAATAGTAACGGTGCCGTTTTCGGTGGTGTTGAGGCGATGCTGACCGTCCAAGGGCGCAACAACCATGCGGTCATCGCCCGCACTCCAGCCCCCACCGATGGCATCGCTTTGGTCGGTTGGAGCAGCAGCGGAGCGGCGGGCGTCAAGGCGGTGCAGGACACCTATTTCACTTCGCCGACTCTCACCGCATGGCGTGACCTGTCAGTGGGCGCAACCGGCCTGGAAGCCACTCCAGGTCTTCTGGTCGCCACTTCTGGCGGCACGGTCGGGCAGGCCACCACGCAGTCGGCAGTCGAGGTTAAAGTTCTCGGCACGACCAATGCCAAGATCACTTGGAACGGCTTCATCACATCCCGCGACAAGCCGGTGATGCGCTTCCACGGACGGCTATCCGCTGCTCCTACCGGCACCTACGGCACGGACTTCTCGGCCGGCGACCTGTTCTACAACACCACCGACAGCAAGTTCTACTGCCACGACGGAGTCTCGTGGAAGCCATTCTGACCTTCGCGTTGACACACTCACCAAAACGACACCATGCAAAACAAACTGAAAACCACACTGACCCTGCTGTTCGCAGGGGTTATCAACCTACAAGCTCAAGCTCCTGCAAACAAGGAATCCACGGCGAAGGAACCCACAGCCAATGAGGCCGCGTGGAATGCTCTTATCGGCACCCGAATTGAAGCAGGTGCGACAAACCCGGCACTGGCCGCCACAACCGCCGCAACCACCCCGGAAGCTATCGCGATCAAGGAGAAAATCCTGGCGGGAACCACCATCACCAACACGGAAGCCAGCGCCGTAGGTGTCATCGCCAAGGCCAATGGCGGGGAGGCAGCCTTGCGCGAGGCATTCAGGGCGATTGCAGCAAGCTCGAAGACCGGCGCTGGTGTTTCGAGGGCACGCGCAGCCGTCAAGCTCTGGGATCGTGACCTGACCGGTTGGACTGATGAGATGCTTGATCTCCGACCGGACCAGGCATCCATGCTCGCCATGAGTCCCGAGGCCACGCCGGAATTTAAACTCCGAGTGTGGAATGTAATCAAGGATCGCAGCGCCCATAACTGCCGGAGTTTGTTCAAGGCATACCGGGGCACGTTCCCGAAGGCCGTGCAGATTGAGATCACCCAGAAGCAGAAGGACATCCTCCTTGCCCTTCCTATCCGTGACGCCAGGGCCAATGCGTGGCTTGCTGAAATGTCCGCCGACCTGATCGCCCTCCAACTCGACCAGTGAACCATGAAGCCAGTCCTTTCATTGATTGCCATCATCTGCCTCGTCGTTCCGGCGGCGGGGCAGTCGCCATCACCAGTAAATACTCAGACCGTCGCAGTCGATCCGACTACGAATGATCCGACCGTGAAGGCGCTTACTGCCCTGCTTGAGTCCAAGAAGCGGGCCGCTCAGGGGAAGTTTCTCGTTTCCAGCGGGAGATTCGCCGCCCTGGCCGACAAAGAGCTTCTCCTTCGCGTCAAAAGCGAGGCTGACCGACCTAATTACGGCGGCAATGCCGCGGCCAAGACCAGCAAGAATCTCTGGCTCTCCGTAATCGAAGGCAAGGTTCAGCCACTCCCAAGCCAGCGGGGAAAGCCCGGAGGTTGACACACTGCCTTCAGCCATGCGCCACCCAATCGACATCGACTACACGTTCAAGGCCATCGTCGGAATCGCTTCTCCGGTGCTCGGTGTAATCACGTCTCTTCAAGAGCAAGTCGAATGGACTCTGCGGGTGGCATCCCTACTTGTGGGTCTAGCCGTCGGTATCATGTCGCTCGTCAGCATGGCTCGAAAACTGAGGCGAAAGTGAACCAATAAAAACCCCGGATGGTTCTCACCGTCCGGGGTTTTTCGTATTCAGCATCAGGTGGCATTGATTCCGTATTTCTTTCGAATGGCCGCCATGACCGCATCAAGCTCGTAAAGGTAGAGCCGTGGCGTAACTTTGATGCAGGGGATTTCGCGACGTTGAACCCACGCGTCAATCGTGTGGGGGCTGACCGATAGCCGTTTGGCTAGTTCTTTCTTTTTGATCAGAATAGGATCGTTCTTCGTCGCCGGATCGTTGGTGGAGTGAATGACAGTGTTCATGCGGCATCGGCTTCGTTGTCAACATGCGGTGTCCCATCTTGTGCCAGCAAGCGACGCATCCGCTCCCGCAGGCTGAGCTTGAGTCCCGTCGGCATCCAGCCATCCGGCGGCGTGATACCGAACCATGTTTGGGCGGCCTCCTCATCCACGATTTCCCGGTAGTGGCGGAAGATCATTTTCGGGGAGTTGCCTGCCTCCAGAGAGGTCCGTGCCACGTCGCCTGTCATGGACACGCGATAGCTGATGAACGAGTGTCTGAGAGCATTCTGACGCCATCCACCGGGGATTTTCGCCTTCACGGCGGTATCGCCCAAGGCACCTGAAACATCGCTGATCGTGAGGATCGGGCCGGTTTCCCCGCGCCATGGTGCAAGCCACGCTTTGAGGTTCTCGGGAAGGGGGACGAGTCGCCGTGCCGCCGTCTTCGCCTTGTGGCCGGCGATCTCGATATGACCGCGATCCCACTTGATGTCCTGCCAGGTGAGGCGTTCGACCTCGGCAGACCGGATTCCGCAGAATCCGCCGATGGCGATCAGCGGCAGGATGCGGGCATGGGCGGCGAGCAGAATGTCACGCATCTCGTCTGGCGTGAAAATCTCGATCTCTTTCTCAGGCTCCTTGAATGAGTCACTCTGTTCTGCGGCCGTCTTCCGGTCGGGATGGAGGTATCCCTGCTTCTTGGCGAAACCGAACATCGTGACGAGGTTTCGCCGGATGCCGTTCTTGCTGACCGGCCCGAGACTTTTGAGTCCATCGAGGAACCGGTTGATGTCGGCTACGCTGACATCTGCGATATTTCCCGGCATGGCATCGGTGAACCGCTTGAGGCTACTGGTCGCGTTCCGAACATAGATGGCACTCACGCCCTTGCGTTTCAGCGACACGACGAACTCGGCGGCCACCTGGACATTGGTCCGGACAGCGAAGAGGTCGGCTCGGTTCGCCTGATAGAACCGGACGGCATCGGAGAGCGGGATTTCACCTGCGGCCTTTCGTGCGCTGGCCCATTCGTCCATCGCGGCGGCAAGACCGACCCCGTGCTCCCGTGCCACCTGCTCGCAATGGCGAAGTAGGTCGATGTCGCGGCGGGTCGCCTCATCAGCGGCCGTCCAGCCATTGGTCAGCCTGACGCTGATCTGCTGGGCGATCATCCGAGCTTCGTCCATGGCAGAGAAGCTGCGGGTCTTTCGGCGGCCAGCCTCCTTCCATGCCAGCGTGAACTCAGGATAACCATCCCGACGGTTCATCGTGTAGATCTTGATTCTCGCGGGACCGTTGCCGATTTCCACGATACTGCTGCGACGTTTGCGTTTCCGGGTCATAGACCCCGGCTTTCGAGTCAACTTGTCAGAAAAACTGTCAGGAAAATCTGTCCCGGTTTGCTCTGACGGCTCGCAAGTTGTTGATGGTGTATCGGTTGGCTCGATGGAGCAACCAGATGGCGGAGAGGGTGGGGTGAAATCCCCATCTCACTCCAAATCAATGCCTTGCGAGGCATTAGACGCGACCTCGTTAGAGATTCCACGCAGAATTCCACACAAATCGTTGACACGGGGTGCATCTGCAATGAACCCGAAAAAGAAACGTCGCAGCAGTGTCGTGGAAATTGGCAAAGGACCGGCCCGCGTCCGCATTTACACAATCCAGCGGAAGGATGGTTACCCGCAGTTCACACTATGCTGGAAGGAGGGCGGCAGGCGTAGAACCCGTTGCTTCGCCTGCATGGACGAGGCCCGTATGATTGCCCAACAGACGACCGTGCGGTTGACTAACACCTGTCACGCGACGGATGAAGCGACAAAGCGCGACATCGAAGTTCTGCGACATTGCGAGGGATTGGCGAATCAACTTGGCGTGACGCTGGTTGCCGCCATGGAGGAATGGGTGAGCGCACGCAAGACGGCGGTCGGGGTGACGCTTTCAGATGCCGTGAGGTTCTACGCCGCCAACCGCACCGACCTGCTGCCGTCCAAGACCGTGGCTCAGGTGGCTGACGAGTTTGTCGAGTCTCTCCGCAACAAGGGTGTGAGCGCGATCTATGTTCGGAGTTGCAAGCTGCATCTCAAGGGATTCACCGCGAAGGTCGGCTGCAATATCGCGGACGTGACGGTGGCGGACGTGAACCAATACTTGAGTGGTCGGAAAAGCCTCGGACCTGTCAGTAAAAACGGCATCCGGCGCAACATCGTTACGATGTTCGGTTTCGCCAAGCGGCAAGGGTATCTGCATCCCGACCGCAAGACCGCCGCCGAGCAGTCGGAAACCTTCATGGAGCCGGAAACGGAGATTCAGATTTTCACACCGGAGGAAATGGAACGCCTGCTATTGGCGAGCCATGCCCGCCTGCTGCCGCTCTTGGCCATCGGTGCTTTTGCCGGAATTCGGTCAGCTGAAATCCAGCGGCTTGATTGGGACGACATCAAGTGGGACCGGGGTCATATTGAAATTGCCGGACGAAAAGCCAAGACCGCGGCACGGCGTCTCGTTCCCCTGCCCGACAACCTGAAAGCATGGCTGGCTCCATGGCGTGAGGCGACCGGCCCAATCGTCCCGATTTCCGACGCTTCCGGCGCACTCGGTGATGTCGCCGTGAAAGCTCAGATTCCCGGTGGATGGCGTCAGAATGGCCTTAGACACTCGTTCATCAGCTATCGGGTTGCGGAGATCGGCGACGTCGCCCGAACCTCTCTGGAGGCTGGCAACTCCCCAAAAATGATCTTCCGCCACTACCGGGAGATTGTGGACGGTGAGGCGGCGAAAGCATGGTTCTCGATCATGCCGCCCGAGGTCTGGCCACCGACGGATTGGCAGCTCAGGTTCCGCAGGAAGCCACCGGGAAAGGCGGCATGAAGCATGGGAATCTAATTCAACGGCGGGATCTTTTTACGAGCATCGGTCGGGTTTCGATAGGACGCTTCTGCTTTTCCTTTTGAATGAAATCCATGGCCTGATCCAAAGGCATGCACAGGGACTCGAGCGCGACCCTCAGTGGCTCAAGGTCCTTCCACACCCATTTCCAGATGGGATGCTCGGGGAACCATGTCGCCCGCCGCAATGCCCGCCGCAGCGAATGTGCCTTGATATGAATCTCCTTTGCCAACTGGTAAGTTTCTGCCGCATTAAGGCATCCCCGGTCGCCCTTACCGATTTCAGGCATGACGACTTTGCGGTGTTGCTCGACCCATTGCCGGACCCGCCGTGAATCCGGGATGACCCAGTGACCGCCGGGGGATCGCGTGGCTTTCGGAATCTCGCCATTCTCAGCCATGCGTTGAATCTGGCGCTTGGAGTAGCCAGTGAGTGCCGCAAGCTCGGATGTGGTAATATGTGACATGTGACCAAACGTGTTCAGTTGACACGGGACCCATGGTATGGATCAGCAAATACATACCGTCCGCCATGACACATTGAGACCCATATTGCCGAAAACCTGCCGTTTCGTTGACACGACGGCTGTTGGCAATATGCAAACTCAAGCCAATGCCCACGTCAATCGCCTGCTCACTGAAAACGAAGCCTGCGAATATCTCCGCGTCCGTCCCCGCCAGCTCTTCAACTGGCGCATGAGCGGACTCGTTCCATTCATCCGCATCGGTCGTGCCATCCGATTCCGCGTCAGCGATCTGGATGCCGCCGTGGATCGGATGACGATCAATCCCATCCAGCCTGTCGCCTCCGCAGGTCAAACCTCCAACCCCGCCCACGGCCATGACTTGGTTTGATCAAGACGGAAGGCCCGCCGCCGTGGACACGACCCACCCGGTTGACCTGTTGGAGCCTGAGGATACTCAGCCAGAGCGCGGCACGCCGTCGCTGATAACCGTCGTCGATGCGGTCGCCAGAACGTTTTTCACTGGTGACCCAAGAATCACTCTCGTCGCGTGGCGCATCCTACTCGGTGACGAGTGGGCGTCGATCCGTGCTTGTGCCCGACGCGCCGGATGCACCGCTGCGGCCATCAGCAGGCGGTTGGCAATCCTCTCACGGCAGTTTAACCAACGACCGCCCGCGACACACCAGAAGCGACTGACTCGATGGGAGCAGCGCGAGAAGTTCCAAGACCCACTCAAGCAAAAGCGCCTCAATCTCCAAACCTGAATTCATTTTCATGGCCAAATACCAATCACCGAACATAGCCGCTAAGCTGCCGGAACCTGCCATCGAGAATCCGCAACACGTCCTGCCTGAGCCGATAGTAGGCGGGATTTCGCAGATTCTGGCCGACTGTTTCCATCCTGACGAATTCGTTGCCATCGCTCCAGCCCATGAAAATGAGGACGGCGAGATTGTGCCACGCAGCGGCGTCACCCTGAAGGCGGCGGAATGGCAGGCGCGGGTTGCGGCCAAAGGCGGCATCGAGAAGATATTCAGCACGAAGCACGGGCTTTTCATGCGGATCAATCCGATGATCAAGGACGGTTTCAAGAATGCAGACGTGACTTCGTTCCGTCATGCGTTGATCGAGTTTGACCGTGACGGCGACGGTAAACCGATTCTCAAGGCAGACCAGTATCAAGCCATCGTTGCCAGCGGTATGCCGGTTTCCGCCTTGATCGACTCGGCCAACAAAAGCCTGCACGCATGGATTCGGGTCGATGCTCCGAACGAAGCCGAATACAAGCGCCGGATCGCCATCATCTGGAAATGGTTTGCGTGCATGAACCTCGACACCCAGAACCGCAATCCATCACGACTGTCCCGCTGTCCTGATGGTCGCTGCACCGTGGATGGCGAAGTCCGGCATCAACGCCTGTTAGCCGCTGGTTTCGGCGCTGAGAACTGGAATGCGTGGGAGCTTGGCAACTCCGACTTGGACAAACCGCCATTTGTGGACCTTGCGGAAATCATTGCGGGCGACTGCGAACCGGAGCGCCCGACCGTTGCGGATGTCGGGATCGGCACGGGCATGTTGTATGCCGGTCGAATCAACGAGATCCACGGCGAACCGGGAACGGGCAAGAGCAACGTCGCCATCGCCTTGAGCAACGCCGTCATGCGGAATGGTGACACGGTCCTCTACATTGACCCTGAGGACAATCCTCGTGGCTTCACGCGTCGCGCCCTCCAATTGGGAGCCGCTGCCGATGACCTGATACACCGCTGCAAATACCTGCACAATCCAACGCCTGACGAGATCATGTCTGCCCAGCGATGGTCGGCCAAGCATCACCCGCAGCTTGTCGTGCTCGATGGTCTTGCCGAAAGCATGGCGGCTGAAGGACTGGTCGAAGACAAGGCGGGCGACGTGCTGACATTCTTTCGCGACAGACTCAGACCGTTCGCTGAAATCGCTGGTGCGGCTGTGCTGGTATCTGACCACGTTGCCAAAAGCTCCGAAGATCGCGGGCGATGGTCTCGCGGGTCCGGTGCCAAACTCGGACGCTATGACGGCGCAAGCTACAATCTCAGCCTAATTGAAGCCTATTCGCCAGGGCGTGCAGGTGCAGTAAGGTTGACCATCGCCAAGGACCGCAATGGTGGCGCTGGCCCAACGGGACATGACATCGCCGAGGTTCATTTCGCGCCGGGTGACGGAAATCTAACGATAGTCACGTTCCGCAAACCCGAACAGCAGGGACCTTTACACCGCTCGGATGCGGTCATCGTCAGGATCGTGTCTCTTCTCTCATCCCAGGGTGAAGCCACCAAGCGCGAGCTTCGATCCTTGGGCAAATCGCAGGCGGTCGATCAAGCCATTCGTCTGCTGACCGAAGAGGGTCGCGTTCTCTATGCCAAACGAGGATGCAGCCACGTTTATTCGCTCAGGGCAAAATGCACCTATCAGCTTCGTAAAAAAGCTTCATGAGCCGCAAGTGTGTTCCGTGTTCCAAGCGTGTTCCTGCGCGTTCTAAAATCTGGAAAAAGAAAGCGTGTTCCGTGTTCCTCCCCCTAAGGGGGAACACGGCAAACACGCTAATTCTGACATCATATCAAAGCCTCAAATCGGACCAAATCAGGCCAAGCGTGTTCCTGACGCCATACACCTACCAGTTGAACATGAGTTCCGCATGGAAGCCACAGGATCATGACCGACTTCGTTGCAAGTTCCATCGATGAAACCCATGCGGAACTTGATGCGAAACTGGCACCTGAGACAGAGATTGCCGCCACTTGCCGGAAGGAATCTGTTAGTGGGAAGAACAGCTTTCGGGGATGTCCCGACCCTCGTCCATTTCCCGTGAAATATTACTTTTTCGATTTCCCACATAACGCAGGTCCGGCGACGGGTCATTGAAGGTCGTTCCGTCAGGCAATCAGGCTCCGTTAGGCTGCCGGATGCATGCGGATTCCGGCAATCTGTCGCGCCGACCTGAGCTACGCAAAAGGCCGAAAACGTGGGAAGTCTTCCCACTTTTTGCAAGCCTGCTTCCCACTCCTGCTTCCCACCTCATCGCGGTCCGGCGCACACGCAAAAAGACAACGAAAGCCATGGACATAACCAATCAGACTGGCAGATGAGGGATGCCATGACAACCGAATCTAACAAACCGAAATCACAATCCGACATCCTTGATAAAATCCGCAAGTTGCTGAGACTTGCCGACACGTCACGCGGAGCCACCGAGAACGAAGCGAAGGTCGCACTGGCCAAAGCTCAGGAACTCATGACCCGCCATAACATCGACTCCGCACTGCTCCGCATGGAACGCGGCGAGACTGGCGGCGGTTCGTTCACCGTCAACAAGGGCAAGGTCGATCTGCCCAAGACCCTCAACCCGGCAGACCTGATGATCCTCTCGCTGCTCCAGTCGCATTTCAACGTGAAGACGATCCTGATGCCAAGCGGCAAGGGAACGCCAGTGGACATCATCGGTGCCGCCGCCGACATCGACTTTGCCATCTATGCGTTCAACTACCTGCGGCAGACGTTCTTCCGCTGTTGGAACGAGTTCAAGCGGACGCGGACGAATCCCGACAAGGCATCCTACTACCGGGGTCTCCGTGATGGCCTGAACGCTGAACTCAAGGCGGCGAAGGAACGGGCCGAGCAAGCCTACGCAGCCGACCAGCGCCAGGCATACGGACTGGTAGTCGTGGATCAGACGGCGGCAATCACCCGCTTCGTCGAGGAAAACTACGGCAAGCTCCGCAACCGCAACACCCGCGCCCGCCGCGTGGATTCCGGCAGCTACTACGCCGGGGAAACCAAGGGCCGCACCATCCAGATCAACCGCCCGCTGCCTCAGTGAAACACTCTCCCCCAAACCAAACACCAACCAACTGAAACCATGGACAAACTATACTGGATCGCCTGCGACGACAAAGACACCACGCTCTTTGAAGGTCGTTATCAAGGCCGCACCCGTGGCGGCGCGCTGAAGTTCCTCAAGGAACAGATCGGCCGCAGGAACCTGAACGGACTGGTTTTCACCATCACGGAAATCCCGGTGCCGCTGATCCGCGAAATCGTCGCCGAAATCCTCGGCGGCAATCTTCCCGCGACACCGCCGCCGGTCGAGGAAACACCGGTCGAACCTGAACCAGAGACACCGTTCGAAAAACCGGCACCCGTCGCCAGCGATGGCAGACCCGGCAATCCTGGTTTCGGGGACGACCTTTGGGCACAGGCCCACGCCTATTGGGAGGAATGCCGCTGCATCCGCAAGACCGCCGAACACTTCGGGCTGTCTCAGAATTCCGTGAAAACCCGCGCACGCCGCGAGGGATGGCGCAAATGAAGGTCGAAGTCACCAAATACCGGAAGCGCGACGGCTGGCCCACCCGCTATTGGGCGGTGTTCGTGAATGGCGATCTGCTCGCCGTCACGCTCTACCGCAAGGGGGCGCTGGCCGTCGCTGCGGCTCTCACCGACATGAATGACGCTCGCCCTGTCCTGACCCGTGACGGGCAGTGCGAGCCGTCACCGGGGACGGTGCCGCAATCCGAGGCATAGCAGAAAAAACCGACGATTCGTTGACACCGGGTGCATAGGTGATGAACACAATCACAGCACCCCAGTTCGATTCATTCCGCGCCCTCGTTTCCCACGCCGAAACTCTGCACGCGGAACTATCCACCCTTACCGACGCAACCAAACAGCTTGAGGACATCAAGACCCGCATCGGTGAATGCCGCGATGAGGACGAGGCACGCCAGCTTTTGTCCGAAATGCGGAACGCCGAGGAACTCGTCGTCATCAAACAGATCCGCGGCAAACGCCTCACCGTCGATCTCGAAACCCTCCTTGCCGATGCCGAGAAAGCCCGTCAGGCAGCCCAGTCGGAAGCCGGTGCGGTGCTTCGCCAGGCTCCGCAACAAGTCATCCATGCGATCAGCGAACTGGTTGAGTCCTGTCGCCATGAGAGCCGCAAGCCCCGTGACCCGCGCTCGCTCGATGACGTGATCCAGACCTTCGTGCCGATGGCTGTTGCGAATCGCCTGGACGAATGCATTCGTTCATCCACCCGCCTTTACTGCCAGGATAACGATCCGATTTCCCGCAAGCTCGAAGTCCTCCAGCAATCCGTTGCCTACCTGCAACGCTTCCACGATGGCCGCAACGAACTGGCTGCCGAATCTGCCCGTCTGGTCGCCGCCTGCGCCGCTTTCCGCAAAGCCTACGCCAAACACTGAGCCGCCATGCTTCCGGAATCCGACACTCGCATTGCGGCGTTCCGCCAGACGGTCGAAAACCTCGCCTCAATACCTGGCATCTTGGACACACTGGGCATCACGCTTGCCCGCGCCGACGAGTTGCCAGGCCTGATCGCAAAGGCATCCTATCCATTGGACCTCCAGTGGCTTCAAGAGGAACAGGCCGCCAGCGGACATCCCATGACTCTGCGTATCCGACAGGTTCAACTGGAAAACGAATTGCGGCTGGGACTGGCCAACATCGGCGATTCCCTGCGGGCGGCGATTGATGCCGCGAGGACACACGTCACCACGGCTGCCGGTGGCGCGGAGGCCGTTCAACGATCCCAGCTCGCTTGCCGCCACCTGAGCCTGCTGGCACGCTACAGCAGCCCGCTGCCAGCGACGGAAACCATCAGGCTCCGCCTCGGGCTGCTAGCGGCGGCATGGCAGGCGATAGACGCGGCCATCGGCTGTTTGAACGAAATCAGATTTGATGCGCAACACGGCGCATGATTTGCGGACAGAATATCCTTGTCGCACTATGCCGTCTGACATGGAATGCCACCGTCCGCTCCGGTGGATGAGGACTTAGAAACCTCACAATAAGCGGTCGGCATCGACCGCAACGATGCCGCCAAACCGACCGAAAGGCCGGGGGGGCGGCGGCGCATGTCCAGGCTGCTCTCTACGGGGAAAGGCTAAAGGCCGTTGCGGCCGACTTATTGCGGCTTTCTAACTCCCCGTCCACCTGGAAGGACATCATCCGCCTTCCCATGAAATCATCATTACGAATCATCCCGGTCCTGTTCGCTGCCGCCACTTTGGCGCATTCTCAGGACGAACTCAGTTCGGCGACCCTTGAGACCGCACCCTCTCTGGAATCTCCCACCACCGCCCGGATTCTCGGCGAAATCCCGGACGGCACGCCACCGCCGCCCGCACCGCCAAAGCCCGAATATCAGGTTGCCGCTCGGGATGTTCTCTCCACCACCACCCACGAACAGGGTGGTCGCACGATCACGATCCGGGAAATCAAGCCCATTGCCCTGCCACCTCCGCCCCCGCCTGCGGAAATCACCCTTGCCGAACCGGACGCGGAATTCAGCCAGCGCCTCGCCGAATACCGTGAGAACCATCCGAAGAACGAGCTGCTTTTCCTTGGTGCCACCGTTTTCCGCTCCAAGGACAGTCCACCGCGCACGCTGGTCCGCTGGTGGCCGATGGGAGGCACCGGAACCATCACTTTTTGGTCCTCCGCTGACTTCGCCCTGATCGCCGGTGGCATCAACAACTTCGCCGACACCGCAGGCGACACCCACGCCATGCTGATGGGCTGGGGCAACGTGGACCTCGACCGGATGAGCGACCTCTACGCCGCAAAAGGTCTTGAATACGAGGCGCCGGACCTGCCCGACTTCCCTGCGGGCAAGGCCACCTTTGAAATAGCCGGCGACACTAAGCCCACGGCCGAGGAGATGGCTGTCATCCAGTCGCTGCATGACCTTTACAACACCGAACTGGAACGGCTCAAAACCGCATATGAGGGCCGCGAACAAGCCCGCGTCGAACGCGAGGCATATCTCAAGGCCAATCCGCCACAGCCCAAGGACATCACTCTCAACTTCTGGCGTAAGGAAAAGCCCGCAACCAACGAGAAAGGAGCGTCCAAGTGAAGCGCTTTCTTCTCTCAGCTCTTTGCTCTCTGCTTCCGGCTTTTCCTGCCCTCGCCATTCTCGACACCAACAACAACGGCGTCAGTGATCTATGGGAGCGGGAACATAACGCCGGAGAACTGTTTCTCCAGAACTTCGATCCCCAAGCCGACTACGACTCCGACGGCTGGACCAACGCACAGGAAGCCGCCGCGGGCACCGATCTTTTCGAGCCGAATCCGCCCGACGGCATGATCCAGCCCGTCACCGCCCACGTCCCAGCGGTGTGGAGCGAACCGGACGAAAACAACGAGGTCTATCAGATCAGCCCGGAATCCGTCACCGTTACTTGACCGACCCTGGCCGGAAAGCAATACACGCTCTTTTATTCGCCCGATCTCACGGCGGATAGCTGGCTGCCGGTGGGTGATCCATTCGTCGCAACCGGCGGCGAGGTCACCTACGGTTTTCCCATCAGCCAGACAGAAAAGTGTTTTTGGCGTGTCGCGGCGACAGACACGGACACTGACAGCGACGGGTTAACGGATGCCGAGGAACGTCAAATCGGCAGCAGTCAGTACCTTTCAGACACGGATGGCGACGGAATCGACGACTCTGAAGCGTTGGCATCCGGCTTGGACCCCTCCGGCAGCGGGAGCGATTCGGACGGCGATGGGATACCTGACAACGAGTTTTACTCGGTGGTTTTCGAGGTTCAGGAAGAATATCACTCCATTCCCTTTAGCGTCGGCTTCGAATCGTACGAAAGCAGCGACACCACCCATCGGTACTACACGATGAAAAACACCGAAATCTATTCGGTAGCCGACTCCCCCAGTTACACGGATGTCACGGACGGACAGCACGTCAGAACCTCAACTTATCTGGTCAACGGGCAAATCCCCGATAACGGCCAGCCCGTCATTTCCGAGGAAGGGGTCTTTTTCAGCGACTGGAAGGGAGCTCACTCACAAAATCTTGGTGAAAATGAAATGGTTCACCGTCAAGCCACCGTTAGATCCGTTGCCGGCCCTACCATCACAGGGACACAGTTCAAGGTTGTCACTACCGATACGACGCCTTGGACAGTCACAGATGACGGCGTTGTCGTGCGCAGCGGAACCGAAGTCATTACGATCACCGATCAAACCGACTTGTGCGATGAGACCACTTACCAGCAGTTCTGGACCAATCACGTCAAAGCAAGACCCTGGCAGGAGTTGCAGCCATATGAGTGCGGCCCCCTTGAGTCCATGGATTTCCTGCGTGCGATTTTCGGTGACGCCGAGGCGGCTGAAATGATCAGGAACCAGTTTCTCGACAACGGATTTAGCATCTTTGGGACAATTTCGGATCCCGGCCGAACATTCGCCGATCACGGCTCGGACATACGGATCAAAAGCCTTCGCTGGCGTTGGGTCCGTTTCAATCCCCAAAGTCCCTTCGGCTACGAATATGCCACGCCTCCCGCCTCCCTCAATCGGACCTTTCACCTGCTCGTCTCTCAGCATGATTACCTCGGCCCGTATCTCACGAGCGGTGGTTCCGAACTCGATGAAACGACCACCAAGGGCATCGCGGAAATCAAATGCAACGCGAACGAAGGCTCCAGTTATTGGCAAACCGTTCCACTCACCAAGTTCGATCCCTACAAGCTCGAAGATCCCACCGTTCTCAACAACATGGACTTTTCCAAAGTTGGGTGGTCTCGTGTGTCGTTCGACAACCTGCCAGCGGAGATCATTCCTAACGGAGATTCAGTCGTCTCGGCGGACGATCATTCCATCAGCATGGTTTTCCAAATGGAGAACGGTTTGGAGGATTCCACCATTCAATGGCAAATCGAGAGTGGTAGTGGCGGAAGTCTGAGCGAGGCTGAAACCCAAATCAAAGACGGTTTGACAGCCGTGACCCTCAATACTTCGACCGTCAAGGGGGCCAAGTACGTCCTCAAAGCCCGCATCAAGACAATCGGCCCGGAGGGTGAGGACATCAGCGAAGCATCGCCGTGGATTAAATCCCCCGAAGTCGAAGTCATTGCGGGGAAACCCTACACTTTTGAGTTCACGACGACCAAGAGTAGCTACCTATCCGACGGCACGGATACCTCTGTAATCACCGCCACCATCAAGGATCAATACGGCAACCTCGTTGAAGACGACACATCTGTCAGCTGGGCGGTCGGACAGAGCCCGACTCCCCCCTTCGATGCTTTGGACGATCATACCGTCGATGGCATCGCCAAGGCTGTTTTGCATGCCCCGTTGATACCCGACGATCAGGTCGTGTATTGCTGTGCCGGAGACAAACAAGACAGTGTCACCGTTACGGTTGAGGCCGTCACCGGTACGATCTCCGGCACCGTCAGCTTGGACATCGGTGCTGGCGAACAATCGACGATCACGGTCAACACGGACGCGGCAGACGGCACGCCGGTTTATTGGACATCCTCAAATGGGAAAATCACTTCGCAGTCCACCGTCGCTGGTGGAGCGGCGACAGCCAGCCTAGACGCCGCGAACGGGCAATTGGGAACCGTTGTCGTCACGGCCAGCGTCGGTGACCACCTTTTCTACACGGGGGGGGGCTTTACCTCATCATCTGGTCTTGCGATTGGCGCGGACCACCCTGTCTTGATGGCGGGTGCGACCGCCGACGGAGTGCACACTCCCAACTACCCGCACGGACTTGCCCGCTCAATTCCCTATTGGGCAAGCACTCCGGTCAGGATCAAGGGTCGGCCAGACGGAGTCGTGAACCTCAACATCGCGGCATCCTTACCGCTGGCATCGTGGGCCTTCGATCAGGTGGAGCAGAACATCACCCCATCGGGCGACGGTCTTCATGGCATGACCATTGCCAATGCCACCATTGACGGGGAGACATGGCTATCAGGGGATGGCTCGCTCGCGCTTGATGGAACCGGATCGGGCAGCATCCCGGACAGCAGCACATTCCATTTCACCGATCAATTCAACGCCTCGATCTGGTTGCGACCCAGTCAAGCCTCAGCTGCAACACTCGCCGCCAAAGTCGGTTCTTGGCAAATCAACCAACTTGCCGACGGAAGCATCCAGGCAAGTGTCATCACTGGGACGGATATCTACACGGTCGCGACGGACGGACCGGTTCCAACCGACAAGTGGACTCGTCTGGAAGTCGACTTCCGTTTTGACCGTCTTCAAATCAAACTGGATGACCAAGTTTCCGCGCAAACAGTCACTTCGGGAACGCTGTCGATTACAAACAATCCCATTGTGGTCGGAACCGGGTTTCAAGGAAATCTGGATGCCCTCTCATTCCGCTCCGAGGGTGTTGCCGCATCCCTTGCCAGCTTCACCGGTCTTGGTGCTGACAATTCCTTACAACTAGATGCAAATGGCGAAGGTGTTTTCACCATCACAGGCACAGGAAATGCGAATGGCGGAGACTCAATTCACATTTCCATCAGCGCCGCCCAAAGCGGGCAGAGCGCCGGCCAAATGGCTTTCTCATCTCCACTCGACAATCCGGATGTCGCGGAAGCCATCGTGGACTTCGCCGATGCGGTCCACTGGGACGCCTGCTACGACACGGTAATGTCCTTCGTCGGTGGGGATCCCCAAACCACCCAGGGAACCGTCTCAAGCATCGCGGGCAGCATGTGCGTCGTGGGGGACGTCGGCTCCTGTGCCAAGAACCTGTGGCGGATGACCGCGTGGTCTGATACGAAGCCCAATTACGTCGAGCTCAGCCTCGGCGGTCTCGGAATCCTCACAACGTTTCCGGAAGCGACTGGAGCAGGAGCCGCCGTCGATGCGGGAATGGCGTCTCTCAAGGTGCTCGCCCAAAGATTCGGGAGCAGTCCGATAGCCAGAAAGTTCCTCACCGTCTTCATCGAGCAGATCAAGAACGCGGTTGTCCTTTCTGGAAAGTTTGGGGAGGCGGAAGTCAAGTTTCTTGCCAAGATGGTGACGGACATTCCCGTCGCCGATGCCTTCAAGCTCTTCCTGCATGACGAGGGTCTTGCCAAGGCTGCCATCCGCGCCACCGAGAAACTGGGCGACAACGCCGAGTCTTTCTATCAGGCAACGCGAAGGGCAGTGGCATCCCATGGAGAGGAAGCTGCCAAGAAATTCGTGCAGGCATTCGAAGGACTGGGTGACGAGGCGTTCGATGCCCTGAAAAATGCCCCGGCGGGTGAGCTGGACGATGCCTTCGACGGCCTCGCGAAAGTAGCTAACAAGGGCATCGCGCCTTTCAGTCTCAAGCGAATTCTGGACAATCCTCATCTATATGGCTCCGCGTATAAACGGACCAACTTGCTCAAGGATCTCGGAGAACTGGCGGAGGTTCCGGGCATGAACTTGCTCGTGGATGCGCTCAAAAGCGCCAACAACAAGGGGTTCCGCTACGAACTCGAAGGCGCGGCTTGGTTGAAACGCTCTGGCAAGATCGTGGAACGATTGACCAAACAAATTGATGGAACCGACATTGATGTGGTCGTTCTCGAAGGCACCAATCTAATATACTATCAATTCAAGCGAAGCAACAAAGCGTTCTACAGCGGCAGCAAGAATACCGCTGAGGCTCTCAAATTAGCGCAGGCATGGGTGGCAAAGGCCATGAGGAATCTTGGCGAGGAAGCTACCTACGCGCAAATCCGTTACGCAACTGATGCATCCGTCACGGTTCCAAGGAAGATTTTGGACTGGTTTAACTCACTCGATCCCGTGATCGTTGTCGAACGGATTCCTCATCTTGATTGAATCAAATAATCCAAAATGGATGTGTACAATGCAAACGACCTTAGATGACACTCATCCCGTTTTCGAAGCATGCAGAACGGGAGACTATGACGTTGTAGAAAAATTTCTCGCAGAAGGAGGGAGTGTGTATGCCGAAAGTGAATACAATCCTGCCATCTTTGGGATCGCCGCCTGCCATGGACACAAGCATATCCTCGAACTCATGCTTCGGTATGGACTGGATATTTCTCGATCACACAACCGGTTTGGATCATCAGTTGCGGAGTTTGCCATCAAACGGGATTCCGTTGAATGGCTGGAGTATTTTCTATCTCTCGGGGTTTCGGTGGACCACCTAACTGATACGGGACATGGATTGGCCGAGTTGGCCGCAGCAGGAGGAAAAACGAAGTGTCTTGAAATCCTGATCCATAAAGGGGCGAAACTAGAAGAACGAAGTAGAACCGGCGGCACAGCCTTTTTCGAAGCCGCAAGGAATAACCAAGTTGCAGCGCTGGAAATCCTCCATCGTGCCGGAGCAAACCGCGAGGCCAGAGATGGTGACCAAAACACCCCTCTGATCATCGCGGCGAAAGCCGGAAAATTCGAAGCCGTCGAATGGCTTCTTTACCACGGTGCCGACATCCATGCCCAAGACGAGCGCGGCAAGACAGCCCTGGACTGGGCGAAGGCGAACGGACACCAGAAGATTGTGGAATTACTTATATCCCGTATGGGTTTCTAGAGTTGCGCACAAATCGGACCTTGATCGGCGGCACCGATTTGGCAGACGTGTGACCGATGGACGAGAACTTGACCAGCAAAGCCAGTCCCCGGTTTTCGAAGACGGGATTCAAATCCGGTCGATCCTCGACGGGTTCTTGTCTGATTCCACACGGATTCCACGCAAAATGACCGTGCAAGATGGCACAACATGCGACACCGGAAAAAACCACTGACCCAGAATAGCCCATGAATACGCACAAAGACGCACAATCGGTCCCGAATGGACCAGATGGCGGAGGGGGTGGGATTCGAACCCACGGAACCCTTGCGGGCTCTCCAGTTTTCAAGACTGGCGCAATCGACCACTCTACCACCCCTCCGTTTACTTATTTTCAGTCACTTAGGACTTTGAGCTTCCCACCGCGTGATACCTAGCTTATACCGTTTCAGCTTACGACAGCACGAAACATTATGAACGAAGGCAAAACACGATGGGAAAAAACCAAGACACCGGGACTTTACGTCCGGCGGCCCGGTGGCACTTTCTATTCAAGAATCACGATTGGAGGCAAGCGGACTTTTCGCTCACTTGATACGACGAAACCGCGTGAGGCGGAGAAGCTGCACCGGGAACTCAAGAGCGGTCACACTCGCAGCGTCTCGACTCGGAGCAGCGACAAACTCCACGAGGCGATGACGAAGACGATTGAGTTTCGGAAGACTCGGAGAGGGATCGACCGCCCACTTACAAAGAAGACGCAGGAATACCACAAGGACTTGCTGGCGACGGCGAAGGGATTGCTTCCTGATAGCCCGCTTCCTCAGCTTGACGATCAAACGATCCTCTCCGCCATCCAAGACAGTGGCCTTGGACAGAGCAGGCGGAAGGCGGTTTTCGAGTTGGTGAAGGGAACGCTGGCACGGGCGAAAGAAAACGGAGCCATCGGTAAGAACCCGCTGGCAGGCCACATCCCCGCCAAGGTTGAGCCAAAGGAACGCGACTTGCCGACCCGTGCGGAGATCGACGCAGTGTTTGCGGAACTGGCAAGGCAGGACAAGCGATACGGGCGTAGAACGGCACTGGCGGCCCGCCTGCTCGCTTTCTCCGGTCTCCGAATCAGTGAGGCGAAGTCAATCTTGTGGACGGATATCAAGGACGGCAAAATCAAGCTCCGTGATGGTGAGGACATCAAGACGGGAAAGCGGGAACTCGACATCAATCCACCCCTTCAAGCGACCCTCGACGACATCGCCAGCATTTACGGCACCGAGGGACGCGTGCTGCCCGCGAAGAGTGTCCGAATCCAACTCAGGCAGGCTTGTATGACACTCGGTATCGAGCCAATGACTAACCACGATCTCCGCTCTTGGTTTATCACTTGGAACATCACAAGCGGCACCGATGTCGGCACCCTCGCCAAGTGGTGCGGGAACTCCGCAAAAGTCCTTTTGGAGCGCTACCTGTCCCTGCAGGACGAACATCGGAAGCTTGCAGCCTCAAAACTCCAATGAGACCAGCGATCATCCACCCAAAAGGAAAGCCCGATGCTGCTTTGCTTGTCGACCTCCACTCGGTGGTGAAGTCAGATCGGGGAATGGACTTTATCCCATCCGCCATTCTGATCGGCAGCATGTCTGCCAATGGTGCAGGATGCCCCCTGATTAACCCGGTCGGCATCAAAGGTGAGTGGGAGTCATTCCACCCAATGAGGCGCGGCATCTATATGTCAGTGAGCAAGGTCATGCTAGACCCTATTCGAAAAGCCGCTGACCGACCGAAAACACGTCGCAGCCTGCGTATGAATCATTCATTGAAAATAAAATAAATACCTTGAAAAGGTGTGACGCAACATGTTGTAATTCA